TAGTGGTTCAACTAGTGGTTCAACTAGTGGTTCAACTAGTGGTTCAACTAGTGGTTCAACTAGTGGTTCAACTAGTGGTTCAACTAGTGGTTCAACTAGTGGTTCAACTAGTGGTTCAACTAGTGGTTCAACTAGTGGTGATATAACACTTTCAATTCCACCATTGCCATTACCTCTTGGAACATATGTCCCACAGCAACAACAATTAATGGTTCCCCAATATTCGTTAATTCCATCGACAAACAGTACATTGAGTGTTCCAAGCTCTGAAACTCCACCATTAGCTCAATCATTTGTACCACGTCAACAAATTTTACCATTACAACCAACGCCATCGCCAAATGCTGATGGAACAGTTGTGTATGATCAAACGCCTGCACCTGCACCAAAAATTGATGCGACCGTTGGTGGTAGTAAACAATATTTAGATTATTTGGTGAAATCCATTATGCAAAATAAACATAAATAAATTAAAAATTTTACAGTTTATTTTAAGTGGTCTTTAATTGATCTTAAATAATATATGAATATTATTTAAGAAGATGTAAAAAGTGATTTTCATATGAGATATCAGCTTAAATTAAGTTTTATCTTTTGAATATATTGCATGATGATATGGATAAGCACCAAGCCAAACTGGATGCATATTTATATAAGTCGTTGGATCATTATCGTTGATATCATTACGCAAACTATGTTTTTCAACAACTAAATTTATAATATTTTTATCTTCAAGTTCATTCGCTTCAAAAAAAATACGTAAATCTGTTATATCATCAGCAAACCATAATTTTACCCGATTCGTTGATTCGAATGTGTTTTTAACTAATTTTACAGATAAGTTATCTACACTTGATGTATTTTGTTCACATCGTCCAAGCCATAATTTTCCTTGGTAATGATTTACTGGGAAATCGGGATTCCAGTCACTGCATAATAATATGATATTGACAATTATATTCAATATCGTGTTAGGTCATAAATTAATCAATTTTTATTATATATGAACTTGACTCATTACAAATATATTATACTGATCATCATCTAACTTATCACAATTTAAATGATGTGGTATATAATTACAATCACTGACGACATAATTTTTATATTTATGTATATCAGTAATTTCGCCCACTGTATATAATTTAATATTTTCGACATCATCAAATGGTTTAACTAATGTGACAATTCCATTTTTTATTTTTCCATCCCATAACTGACTATGATAATGGCTTAATGATTATGATTTGTTCCAATCACTAAATGTATATATTGTTCCATCAAGATCTTGTATTTTTTCCAATCTTAATTTAATAAAAATATCGCTAGTTATTTTTGGTAGTGAAAACGAATATAATCTGAAAAAATCGTCCATGTGTACCAGTAGTTCATAATAAACTTGTGATGGCATATTTATAATTTATTATTAACATATAATAAATTATGATAGGTCATAAAATAATCAATTTTTTAATTTTCATTCATTTTATCATCTAATTCTTTCATTTTTTTTTTCAATTCATTAAATTTGTTAGCGACTGATATTCCTTTTTGTCCTGATGTTGACCATTGACGTGTCCCATCTTTAATAAATGATGGATGACGATCTATAACAAATTTACAGCCTCTTTTACTTGATTCTGGTACGAAATAACTATAATGTGGCAAATCTTCGAGTTTGACACCACAATTTTGTGGTAAATTATCTTTCCGTCGTCCAAGTTTACGTAATATTTTTTGTTGATCAAGTTGTGACGTTATATTAGGTTTTGGTTTTATTTGATTATTAATATTTTCAATTACATCCAATTTTTTAGAAATATCATTTTTAATGTTATTTGAATTTGATTTTACTTGATTAATATTTTCAACTACGTCTATTTTTTTAGAAATATCATTTTTAATGTCATCTGAATTTGATTTTACTTGATTATTAATATTTTCAATTACGTCTATTTTTTTAGAAATATCATTTTTAATGCCATTTGATTTTGGCTTAGTAATTTTTTTTTTAGAAACAATACATTCGAGATCAATCATACCCATGTTATTAATATTTGTATCATCTAATGTGTCAGCACCAACATTATTGTGAATGATATCATTGATATTAATATTTACAATATTTGATTTGTCATTTATAATGTCATTTATGTTAACATTTACAGAAGTATTATTAATAACATTTATATGTTCAGCTTCTTCATTATTTATTTTAACATATTCTGCCGTAAAATCACGTAAATTTTGTTGAATAATATCATTTGAGTAGTGACTTAATTTAAGAATATCATTATATTCATTAATTAATTGCTGTCGTTTATCGTCTGTTTCCTTACATATAATTACATCTTTTAATTCTGGGTAATCATTTTTCAAAGTTTTTAATTGATCAAGCGCTTCTTCTAATTTTAGTTTAAGTGTTATATTTTTAGATCGCGATGTTCTCCAAAAATAATTACTGTTTCCCAATGTCGGGACACCTTTTATTTCTATGGTGAAACAATCACCATGTGTTTTATCAGGTTTATAATAATTAATATTTTTTGGTAGTTCGTTTGCCGTAATGCCGCAACTATCAGGTAATATAATTTTGCGTGGTCGTCTTTTCTGATTAAAATTTTGTGCTGATTGTGATTCAACTAATCTTAAATTTATTTTACGATTGTCCGTTCCAATTCTATTTATATGATCAACTGTTTGCTGTTGTCCCTTTCCTTCAAATGTTAATTTGTCCATAAGCATATTGTGCATATATAATTCTTTTCGTATTGAATCAATTTCATATTGTGTCGCAACGTATTTACCATTTGTCGCAAAATGCCAAGATGTCTTTATAATTTTATCTTTATTATCTGCATCGGCAATGAACATCAAATATCGTTTGTTACATGGTAAACATCCAACAATATATTTTTTGTCATTATATGTAACTATTTCGTGATTTAATTCTTTTATAATCTCTGTGATTGTAACTGTTCTATTAATTGTCTTTGTTATTATTTTTTGATGTTGTTTTTTTGTTTTAATAAATCTGCCCAATTTATTAATTGTGTCGTCGACGTGATTGTCTAGTTCAACCATTGGATCTGTTTGTTCGGCTAAGTTCTGCATGTTGATATGTATTTATAATAATATATATTAACATTTCTTTATATTGAGTAAATAATTCAATTATTTTTCGCCCATCATTAAGTTTCTAATTACTATAGGCTAATCCACCCATGCCCGACATCACACGGAAGACATTGTAATTTGTTGCATAGATCGAGATATCAGTGTTGTCAGCGAGATATTCAGTCTTGAATGCGCTATCAGTTGAGTCAGTGCGACCAAAAGTGAGGTTAAGAGTGGCATTATCAATACGGGACATATTGCATGTGCCAGAGGGTTGATGTTCTTCTGGGTTGAGAGCGAACGAGTACATATTGAGACCATCAGTTGGGGTGTTGCTGTGGTGTTGGTATGGTTGGACATAGTTGAAGTAGAATCCATCACGTTCTGAGAAGCGATCGTGACCATTGAGTTGGAGTAATACTTTGTGGACTGGGTTTCCGGTCTTGTTGATGTAAAGACCATAGTTGTCAAATTGACGAATGACGACATCTTTAGTGTAATAACCATCAGAATTATTGTGAAGACCAGTATTTAAATCTCTAACAGTCACGTAACTGAAGCCAAGGTTGAGGATATCAATTGGTGTCGAAATTTCTTCGAGAGTCAATAATTCACCAATAATTGTAATGTTATCAATATCGGGAGCATCAGTGATTGCGATCGCATTGATACGTCCGAATAAGGCAACTAAACTTGCATTGGTGTCGTCCCATGCTTGAAGAGAACCAGCGATATCTCCACCGCTAATATCGGTCGAAAGATCAAGAACGTAAACACTATCGATAACTTTGTATTTAGCGAGGGCTAAAACGCAACGTTTGGTTGCAATGATACGCATGTTATCGAGATTCTTTGCATCATATGCTAAGAAAGTGTTTCCAGCAGTGTAGCGACCAAGTTGAAGGAACCAGTATAAAGCCTTGCAAGGATGGTTGAAGTTGAGACGGAATTTCTGTTGGACTGAGTTAACAGATTCAGATCCAGTGAATTGAACTTGTTCAATAAGATATTCGTGTTGGGCTTGGGCGAATCTCTTACGTTCTTCAGTGTCAAGATAAACGTAATCAACGAATAATGAGCAAGCTTCCATTGATAATCTTGAGAATTCACTTTCTGATACATTCACGGTGCGATTAATGAGAACACTGATAGGGGTGAATTCGAAGTTAAGTTTAACTTCATGATATTGAAGTGCAATAAGAGGGATTGCAAGACCATCATTACGATTATTGAAGAACTTAAGTGGGATGTATAAGATAGCTGAGCTATGATATTGTTCTAATGTGGTAAGTTCATTAGTATCACCAATCATAATAGCATAACCACGATCTTGTGCCCAGTTGCGAGCAAGTTCATACCAAACATTGAGCCAATCACCATATTGTTTGTCAATACGAGTGCCACCAATTTCAAGTTCAACGTTATTAAGTAAAGCATGACCAACACGGCTAACCCATGCCCATTTCATTTCTGCATCATCAGTATCGTATTCAGGAAGAACGACACGGAGATACATTTTAGTGATAAGATCACCATTTCTGCTAATTTGGCATGTAACTTTGCGTCCGAAATCAGCTGAACCGTTGAATACTTGTTCGATGTTTTCAACAGCGAAGTTAGTATGACGACGATACACGATCTTGAAGAAAGTAATTTGAGGATTTCCTGTGAGATAAACATCTTGTGCGCCATAAGCGACTAATTGCATTAAACCGCCACCCATTTTATTATATATATATATAATAAAATAGAAAAAAATTTTTCTCAAAACGCAATTTTTATAATATTTATATTAAACTAAATAAATTTTTTCTGACCTTCATTATAAAGAAATATTATACCATATATATCAATAAATGCTTAAAAACATACCAGTGTCCAAATGCAATACAACTTCTTTTCGTGAGAAACACACAAAATATTCAACATATATTAATAGTAACAAAAATAATGTTGTTACTACTCTCGATAATAAACATCAAGAAAAAATGTCAGAATTTAATAATCAAGATAACGTACTCGCAAAGAAAAAAAAACGTTATCATAAACTTAAAAAAGATTTGAATTCGTTGGAACAAATTCAACTGTCTAAACTCACTGAAAACGATATAAATTTGAAAGCATCAATTAAAGATGAAATAGAAGATTTAGGAATAGAAATTTATCAACTATCAAATCGTTTACCTGAACTCGATTATTATGATTGTGCTGGTCCCACATTGCTAGAATATTATGATGATAGCAAAAAAAATGTTGTTGGACAAGATATTATTGATATTAATGATATTTTTAAAAAAAAAGAAATCATTCCAAATGAATCTGATAAATCTAAATTATATGACAAATATATGAAGAAAGTTCATAACGTTAACACACACAAAACAAAAAATATTTATGTTGTCAAACTTTGTAAAACTTGTAAAATAGAAAAAACAGTCCATAATATTGAAGGATATTTAACATGCCCGAAATGTGGGGATTCAGAACCTATAACTATTGAAACTGATAAACCTAATTATAAAGATTCAAATATTGATTCAAAAGGATGTGCTTATAAGCGTGCTAATCATTTATCCGAAATCATAAATCAATTTCAAGCCAAAGAATCAACGGAAATTGATAAAGAAATTTATGATAAAATTAAAGTTGAACTCCATATTCAACGAATCTATGATTTTAAAACGCTTGATCATAAAAAAATGAAAAAAATACTTAAAAAATTAAAATTTAATAAATATTATGAACATACACATCATATTATTAACAATCTTAATGGTATGCCACCTCCAACAATGACAAGAGAACAAGAAGAAAATATTAAACGTATGTTTAAAGAAATTCAAAAACCTTTCACACTTTATCGTCCTAAAAAAAGAAAAAATTTCCTTAATTATAATTATATTATTCACAAAATTTGTGAGCTCCTCGAGTATGACGAATTTTTACCACATTTCCCTCTGCTAAAATCAAGAATAAATCTTGAAGAACAAGACGCTGTATGGCAAAAAATATGTGACTATAAAAATTACCAATTTATCCCCTCCATATAAAAAAATGAAAATTTAACTATATATATACTTATATCTAATTATATATATAACATTTATGCTTAATAATATGGAATTTGATACTAATGATACTAAAAGTGAATTCTCAAAAAGTGAGACGAAAAGCAACAACATACCAGTCGACGATTTAAAAAAAACTAGAAAAGCTATTAAATCAGCAGAAAAATTAAAATTACAAAAATTAAAAAATAAAGAACCAACTATATGCGATTTCAATTCAAATGATTTCGACACTCAAGAACTTTTAAGAATTAATATTTTTTCATCCCAACGTAACACTAGAAAATCTATCACAACCATCGAAGATATTCCAATATCAAAATTTAAAGATGATGATAAAGTTCAAACGTTTTTACTTAAAATAAAAAATGCGATAGCATCACGTGCCACACTCAAAAATAAAGATACTAAGCCAATAATTGAATTTTCTGGGTCGAATACTGATCGTATTATTTCAATTATTTGTGATTTCTGTTCATGTACTGAAGATGATATTATAATTCATGGATCACACTAATTTGGACATTTATCATTTAACTCATTTTCGTTTATGATAATGATGGGACGATATATATCAAGTAATGTTTGAATGAGAACACCAGAAGAACATATCATAAATATTTCATTATATGGTATTTTTCCGATTGTAAAATATTTTGTGACTACATAAATACTGACGAATAAAATGATAGCTCTAATAATTTTAATTAAGATGATATTATATTTAGAATAGTGCATTATATATTTGTTTAATATAAAATTATTAACTCTTAAATAATAATAATGGCAGGAGGATTATTACAAATAGTATCTTATGGCGTACATGATATTTACCTAATTGGTAACCCACAAATTACTTTTTTTAAAATGGTTTATAGGAGACATACAAATTTTGCGATGGAATATTTAGAGGAACCATTATATGGTACTCAGAATTTTGGTAACGATTTACATTGTATCTTATCAAAAACAGGTGATCTACTTCATAAATTATATCTAAAAATTGCTATTCCACAGGTGGCAATAGATAAAGCTATGTACGCATCAGCGACAACATTTACCGATAGTTATACACCAATTAAATCTATTTATGATAATATACAATCATTTTTAAATTTTTCAAACTACAAGTTAGTCCAACCATTATATAAAATGTTAAGTGTGAGTAATTTAACTTATTTTGAAATAAATTCAGCATACCAAATGCTAATTAAAAATATTAACTATAATGGTGAATTTGCAAAAATTAGTGATTCGATTGTTTCATTTTTTAAAACATATAGGGTCCCATTAAGTAAATCTATCGATTCACAATCAAATATTATTTATATCAATGATTCGGTCAATATATCAGAATTTTTAAATTTTACAACATATTATAATTTTTATATTAAAGATGAACCATCTGTTGTTGATAAATTTTCATTCTTACTTAACGGTTATCTTCTTCAAATGAAAACAATTAAAGAAAATTTATTCGAAGTACTATCATTTAGTAAAAAATTATACGACGAAGACACACGAGAAAATATAAATTTCGCATGGGTTGAATATCTTGGTCATCAACTATTAAAAGGAATCGCAGTCTGGATCGGTGGAAAAAAAATTGATATATCAGACTCATTATTTATGAACATCAGATATCAACTATCAAACAAAATTATGCATGACTTAACAATCAAAAAATTAATTGGTGACGTCGATGAATTAACATCATTTGATCCTGTTACTAAACCACCATATATTTTATATATTCCAATCGATTTTTGGTTCACAAAATATTCGGGTTTATCTTTACCTTTAATATATTTACGTTTCCATGACGTTCGTATTGAATTGGAGCTAGAAGATCTCGTTAATTGTTGCTATTACGAAAAATTAAAAGATGATGTCGTTATTGAAGATTTAATAAAATTAGATTCCGTTACTTTAATAGCAAATTATATTTATTTGGATACAGATGAACGGCAAAAATTCGCACAATTAAGTCAAGAATATTTGATTGACCAATTACAGCGTTTAACATTCGACGGTATTCAAAATGATAGATTTGATATTGAACTTCCATTTTTTAATCCAGTTAAACAATTATTTTGGGTCGCTCGTGATAATGATAATATTGCTAGACTTAAATATTTTGAGTATAGTACATCATTTTATACTGATATATATGAATTTAATAGATTATTATATCCTGAAACATTACACAAATTACAAGTAAAAATAAGAACAGTAAACACTAATGTCAGTGATTTTATTAATGTAGGCGATACGATTAAAATAATTAATAGTATATATTATAGTGGTTCATACATAGTTATGAAGATTGATAATGAATTCATCTATGTTAACTATCCATCATATATTTATGAGAGTTATAAATATAATTATGATACGTCGATTGTCGATAATAAAATTACATATTCAAAATCAAGCACTTATATGGGCAATTCACAAGCATTCATTTATAAGGAAAATAATGGAAATCCAATTATATCGACAACATTAAATCTTAATGGTATACAACGATTTAATGGTATAGACGGAATTTATTCTAATTTTGTTCAACCATATGAATGTAACAGCAAAGCTCCATCATATGGAATTAATACATATTCATTTGCCTTAACGCCTGAAGAATATCAACCGTCTGGATTTTGTAACTTTAATAGAATTGAATTAAAAGTTTTATCTGTTTTGCTTAATGATATATTTATTAACAAAAATATGAATAAAACATTAGCGATATCAATATTTGCTCATTCTTACAACATTCTCAAATTCTCGTATGGTAAAGCAGGAATTATTTTAAATATTTAAAAATTAAAAATGATTTTTAGTGTACACCAAAAATCATTTCGATACAAAATAAATATAAAGATCACTCATATTATTATATAACAATATATATAATGCCAGGGGGATTACTCCAATTAATAAGTTATGGAATACAAGACGATGTTTTAATGGCTAATCCAGAAATAACTTTCTTTAAAACTGTATTTCGTAAATATACTAATTTTTCAATTGATACATTAACGACGCTAGATGATGTTAAATATGGAACAGAAATGATAATTCCCATACCAAAAACAGGAGATTTATTATATAAATTATATTTCAAACTTGAATTACCAAAAGTCACAGCAAATTATTCGATGAATTATGAAGAATTTATCAATAAAACGATCAACACTGATATTTATAACTATAATGTTAAAATTTATGATATTAATATGTCGATAATTAAAAATATGTTATATTCAACAAATGGTATATTAAATAAATTAAATAATAATAAGCCCTTGATTGAATCATTATCATATATATCAACTGATTCAACTGATATTAAAAAAATATATAACATACTAGAATCATCAAACCTGATGTATAACGACTTAAATTTAAATAATGTGTTGGATATTAATAAAACTGAATATTATTATGATAGAAATATTTTAAACAGGTTTCTTCCGAATAATACAGGCACAATATTTAATTTTAATAATTATGATTATTTTAATGAAAAAAATTATTTTACTCAAACAAATAAATCATATATCAAATATTTTAGTGATGCTGTTGATATGATGTTATCATTAATTTATACAGACAAATATGAATATAATTATATTTTCAAAAATTTTTTACAATACCTTATCGAAGAAACATATGACGTAAACGATTATACATTAGTTTCATCATATGATTATTTAACAGATTTCAAAAATCAAATTTACGCATCATATATGCCTTACAATTTTTTAAGACAACATTATATGTTATATGAACATAGTTTCGAAACAATCAATGATATCGCAACTAAACTAAAAGTTAATGGAAAAATATGTACTTATAATAATCAGTTAATAGATGCACCTTCATATCTCGTTTTTTGTGACGCATCTGATTCGTCAATTTTAATTGGTATTATTATAACTAAAATTAATAATTATGTTCCATCCGTAGACCAAAAACTAACACTTTCCGATATTTACTATGATTACTCTGGTTATATTATGAATGCTGACTACTCAAACGAAATAATTAAATTGACACATCAGTTGGATAAACATTTCATAAATATCGAAACAATATGTTATGATTATTTCACACATACGTATAATAAAATGAATATACCATTACCAATATCAAATATTATGTTTAGTAAATCGTCTGATAACTTGTCATATTTATATACAATAACATTGAATTTGGATAATATTGACATAAATATGCGTGACGCGATTTTAACGATATTAAAAATGCAACAGTATGTAACTTATAATTGTAACACACGCAATGATACAGTATTTAAAAATATATATAATAGTAAAACATATGACGTGAAACCAATTGCAATATTATTATTAAATAAAGATATTTTACCAACATTTGACGATAACATTTTGAAGTCAAATATTATATTAAGTTGTAAAAATAATACAAAAGCTTATAATATTAAAAATTTAAATATATTAAGTCAATATGTTCCAGTTATGACACCAAATAATACATTATTTGATGCTGAATTTGTTGATACAGATTTTAACGTACAAGTAATATTCGAACGTAAAACTAAGTCAGATAATCAAGAAAATGCTAATTCATCCGCCAACATCGTCACAATATATCCAGTCGAGACATCTATCATGTATAACCAAATATTAAATATGATGGCACTGACAACACGAAATACTATTGATAAAAATTCATTCAATACTGTCCAAGACACAGATATAAATAAAACTCAACTAAATACATACGCGAATTATCTCGAATTATCAGATAAATCAAGTTCATTTGTAGCAAAAACGAATATAGAATTTAATAAATACACATCGTTATTAAATCAATCATTTAATTATATTTCATCAAATAGTAACAACCAATTAGTTTATAATTATTTACGAGCATTATATCAAATCACATATAATAACATCAAAAAATTATCAGATGATCCATCATTTAAAAATTCAATGGATATGACATCATTTATAACTTTTATATTCGAAAAAAATATATTTAATGATACAATCACATACAATGATATATCTCTTCGTAAACTTGATATACCATGCAATAATATTTATAAAATTAGATTATATCCATCATCATCACCATTTAATGTTCCATCCGCACCATTGCCATCATCATTGTTACTTAATTTTAATCAATACTATTATATTAAACCAAATTCTGTTATCACATCAACAAAAATTATCAATTATAATTCATCAACCTATAAATTTGTTTATTCTTATACAATAATACATATAATAAATTTACAAGATCAATATGCTGATGTATATGTCAAAACTAGTTATAAATTATATATTAATGACATTGAAGATCCAAATCCAGATGCTAATATTGTCAGTATGCAGAAAAAATCATATATACCAATTCCAATCGATAAAATATATTTACTAACATCGTTATCTAATGGTATATTTTATAACATATACTATGAGACAGACACAGATAATAATATGAATTATTTATGTTATATGATGCCATACTATGTTAATAATCAGATGACAACATCATCATTTGAAGATATTTGGACATTGAAACAATATTATAACAAAAACGCGACGAACAAGATCATCGATATAATTACGATCCCAAACTATTTAAATAACGAATTCATATACGATTACGAAAATTTAGTTGTTAATACAAATGAAATCGGTAAATCATTGTTTATGCATGACATATTCAATATGATGTTGTTTGATAGTGTGAAAAATATTATAAATAATAATAGTGATAATATTAATTCTGTCATGTCATTAATAATTCAAACATTTGGATTTACATTATCTGGTTCATTTAAAGATCCTAATATTTATAAAAATACTAACAAACCGTTCACATGTCAAGAAAACTCTTTGCAAGATATTGCTACAATTGATCAATCATCAAATTATGCTGGCTATGATAAAGAATCCCAAAATTATGATTTATATAATATCATCACAAATAATATGTGTTTGGCAACTGAAAAAATATACAAAACTGGTTTTTTATTGGTAGATAAAATTGATTCGCATTTCCTTAATTATGTCACAAGTTCACTAATATTGTATGAAAGTAATATTAGAATCATTACAGATTATGCTTTTAATTTATATCATGAAGAATATATTACGACTAATAAATTTATCGAATTACTTAATAATAATTACAGTTTTGATAATGTCAACCAACTTATAAATTATCTTTATAAAAATATCACATTTACTTTGGCACCAGATGTCAATACATATGCATTATTAAATGAATCAGTAGCGAATAAAATTATGAATGGCACCGAATTATATAATTTAACATATCCAATTAATAAAACTAATATTCTCATTTTATTAGATACATTAAAACTTTCATTATCGAATCCAACTGACGAATCATATTTTGATATCGACACTTATTTAATTGATAAAATTAATGCTAATAATATTCTTACTTACAGTGGACTTTTGGTATTTATAAGTGATTGCGCGAAAGAATATTTTGAAATTTATTTGAAACGAACTGATGTATTAAAATTATCATACGAAGCACAAGGATCATCAAGTCCAGATAATATTATTACAATGTTATGTCAACAAATATCAGATTTTACTAACTATAATCAAATTATATCAACTCTTGAATCATTCGTCGTCCAAAAAATTATTTTAATAGAAGCAAAAACAACTATTGAAGCCGAAATATTAAATGTATCATCTGAAAACGAAATAAAGGTGTTACCAGATGGTGTTGATATCTATGATAAAACCAAAGCGTTAAGTTATTATAGATGCACTAAAAAATTATTGGATGAAATCAAAAAATTATTTATTCAAAAAGATACATTTACTGATGTCGTTAATAATGAACTCGTGCCAGTACAACAATATAATATAATAACGCCTGAATTATTAGTTGATAAAATTTATGAATTACACACTGAGTTAATGTTTTCTGATATACAAAATAATATTAATATAATCACAACATATAAAATTATGTCGGTTGACTCGTATAATTATATTTATGGAAAAATTAAGACATATAATTTTAATAGTATTATAGATGTAATTAATGATAAAGTCGTTAAAATTATGTATAATAAAGACGATAAAATTACAATAACACCAATTTTAATAAGATATTCTGACAACGTCATAGCGAACAATTTATATGAAACATCATTCACAGTTAATGATTATTATGATTTCATAAATAATGTATTAAAAACGTCGATGATGTCATCTAATAGTAATAATATTTATGATTTAATAACATTATATAATACATCAGTTGATCCATTTTTTACGTTTGATGTTATAAATAAAAATTTAAATTCTGGTTTAGTTAATTTATGTAATTCGAATTCAAATGAGGTCATACCTAACGTTATAAATAATATTAAAGAAATTATTGATATTGAGAAAACATTTGATGGATTTTATAATTATGGCTTTCGTTCAAAACTTTATTTAGCAAAAACGACAATAGAAATAATTAATTCATTTAAGGCACAATATGATGATTCTCTCAAAAATAATTCATATGCAATCATTTTCACTAATGACATTGAAGAATATATTTTTGAGCTTAGTGATTCATCGTACATATTTAATCAACTTGCGATACAGGTGTTAATTGATGAAATGACAATAATTAATAATATTAATAGATTGATGACAATCAAATTTACGGATATGCTTGAAAAAACTATTGCATACCAAGCAGAACCAAATAAGAGTAAAATTATATTAATTGAAAATTTATATAATGAATCCATTAAATTATTAACAAATAATATCATATTTACATCAGATTTTATGTATTTGATTTTAAATTATTGTAATAATAATTTGGATTATATTGATACACTAATTATTGATATAAATTATATATTAAATTCAGGAATTAGACAAACAATTAATTTTACTGAAGAGTTATATAGAAGTAAATTATATGCAAGTGATAATGTTTTAGTTAATATGTTCATCGAACTATATAATGCATCAATATCGAAAAACATAAATAATATAATTTTTACAGATGATATGATGAATTATATTGTCGGTTTATGCAATACTGAAAATAAAACAACATTAGATGGTTTATATGTATTATTAAATTCAATAATTAATTCGATAAATACAAACCAATTAAAATTCGATAAACTTATTGAAACCACATTATTATATGTCACCAATCAATCAGATGCTGAATCTTTAAAATTATTATATTACTCTGCTATGAATAAAAATATTGACTCATTTACATTTAATTCAAATATGACAAATTATATAATAAATAATGGTAATAATAATCTAGATCACATCATGTATAATATTACAGGGTTGACTAAAATGATAAATCCAATCGAAAAAATACCAACCGAAACCAATATATGTATAAGAGATAAATATTACTCAAAAACTATTAACGTTAACGAGTCATGTTATTATGACAAAATATTTTATTTATATAATTACATCATATCACAATTTTATGTTAGATTTGATTATCAAGATATTGATCAACCAAAGGAAACTAAACCTGAAATAGATTTTGAAAGACAATATCATTCTGAATATAAATACACACGATATACTATATTCTTGAATGATACAGATCTAACATTTAATTTATATAGTACACCAATGATAGAAAGTTTCAGATTTAGAGCTGGACCTACGTTAAAAAATATAATTGATATCAGTAATACTGATACTAATCAATTTGTCAAACCTAATTATTGTATATCAGCATTATTACATAATATATACGCCATGTTATATTATTATTCAAAATATATTGGTGTGTCGATCAACATGAATAGACATGATAATATGGATAAAATGTCAGGATTGTTTGATTTTTATCATGATTATAATGATTCATATTATATTATCAGTGGATTAATAGATTTTATAGAGGGATACTCGTTGATATTTAATCAGTCAATCACACCTGAAATTCTTGAAATAATTAATGATAACCCAATTGCAAAAATAATATATGAAAATGCTTATTATTTTATATTTATTTTAATAAATTGTGCGGATGTATATAGTGTTGCAAATATATTAAATCAAAAATATTCAACATATAATGGAGCAGTATCATTACTTGAGACAGAGACAGTTATTAATTCGACATATCCGATTATTAAAATACCCAATATAACAACATTTATGACTGACACATATAAAAGTCAAACGTCAAATAATATGTTTTATGATTGTGTGTCTGGATGTTTAATATATAATTTATCAAATTCAATTTTTTCTAATTTCACGTTAGTTATTGATGCGCAATGGAATGCATATCAAAATTTCTTTACATCGATAAATGATGTATCTGATCTTGGAATTAATATGATAGAATATACTGATTTATTAAAAAGTTTCAATTTATTCAATATAGATGCCACATTAAATAATAGTTTATATTTACAAGAAACTAATTTATCAAAATTATCTGTGGATTTATCAAAATTTAAATCGATTAGGTCATATTCAATGTATATTGATAATGATAAATCATATAATATAATGGTCGATACATACACACATCTACAAGCATTACTTAATGATTATTGGTATAATAGTACAACGATAAAATTTACGAATCAAGAATTAGATGTTAATAACTATTTTTCAAATGTTGAAGGATTTTATAATTATTTAGTAAATGTTATTAAGCCACCAAGTGATGCATTAAATTTATTAACAAAATCACTAATTGATTTTAAAAATAGAGATGTGACAACATTAAATGATTTATTATCAAATTTAACATCAACTGATCTTGTGAATTGTAGTTTATTTGATATTGCTTATGAACGATCATTTAATAGTTCAAATATATATCAAACAGTTGATTTACATAATTTCAATGAATATTATAAAAAGTCGTTAGTTGATCCAGTAATGTATCCAATTGATGTTATGTATAATGATTTTAAAAATATTATTGAATCAGCAAATAACAAATTAATAAATGGTGGAAATAAATTTGTTGTTCACGAACTACTATCCAATAAATCTATTGTTATTAATGATTATGTTGGTGAGTTCTTTTATCAAGATCTAATGTATTATCCTGATCAAAATTACACAAAAAATATGATTTTATTACTATTTCAAAATTGTTCAGTATCAAAAAAAATAGATGAATGTATTAAGATTTTTCATAACATTGACGCAAATGAAAAAAAGAAAGTTATTAGACTGTATCATGATATGCCAATTGTTACAAGTTATATAATTGAGTTTCAATATCCGAGTAATGAAAATGATAGATGTAAAACGATCAATGTAATTAATGAAAAATTATTAAATTATCCAGTGTTAAGTGTGGTTGACGATGTATACGAATCAACAACATATCAATTCTATGATATCATAATTACAAAAGATGAATATGACGAAATTTTTGATCATAACTTTGATTATGATTTTATGAAAAATTCGATTGGTATACTAATATTTGGTAGGACCAATAATATTGCATATAGTCCGACGTCATTTAAAAAAGAATTTAATTATTTAGATCCAACGAATACAAATTATTCATTTACGTTATATCGAAAAACAGATCTACCACTTCAATATAAATTTATATTTGATAACAATAATATTTCCGACATCACGATCAAGCATAAAATTGACACAATATTTGGATATTTATATAATCACATATCAATATATGGTAATAATAGTGATACGACACAAGATGTAATTAAATCGCAACTTTTAGTAAATTATTCTGAATCAAATGCCATCATAACGATAACATCATTATTAAATAATATGGAATATCCAAATGTCACGAAACAACTTGACATAATGAATGTATACGCGTTTGTTAATTATATTCATTATTTAAGTTTATCGATGTATAACATAATTAATTATTATCAACCGAACAGTAAATTTGTTGAATTTATTATTAATGCATTTACACAAACAGGAAATCCAATATTATTATTTAATTATCTATATTATGAATCATATCTCACACCAAAAGTATTTTTACATATTAAATCGACTGATATATATCCAACAATAAATGTTGTTACATTGGATGATGCACAATTGAATTATTCAGCAAATTTGACATTATTATTGTATAATTACAATGGAGGTATCACTGATAGTTATAACGTAATGTATAGTGATATAATTAAGGATACATATAAAAACATGTCAGATGATGATAATTCTAGAGATGCCACGCTAAAAATTATTATATATATGATATATATCGAAAAAAATATTAATTTAAAAGCGGATAGTGATAACATTGGAATTAAAATTGCTACATATGTGGACAAAATATTACCATTACTTGGAGATGCTGTCCCATTAAAACAATATATAACATTGAATGATTCGATGAGTGGATTATCGATCCAAGGACAAATAATTGATGTTTTAAACAGTTCCATGATTGATTATTTAGTTAATTTTATTGTCACAGCATATACATATAACGAGACTCAAAAAATAACACAGAATCCGATACTTCACTTGATGAAATACTTATGGAATAATAATGTTATATATCAAACTATTTATAAAAATATAATGGATAGAATAAGGTCAATCGACACGAGTAATATAATATATGATGCGATTGAACTATATGTAAATTCAGGATACATTGCACAAAATATTACAATTTCAGAAATCAATATTATTGATCCAAATATTGATATGAGATACATAAATATAATTCATTCTGATGAACAATTATTAAATTTAACATCGGATGAATTTGAAATTATTGATAACATAATTAACATCAACATAAATCATATCATATCAGACCAACATAAGTTATTAAAAATTAAGCGAATCGGCGAAGATGTACCAGAAATTTATTCTATCACAAGTATTAAAAGTGAGACCCTAAAATTGTACATTAATTTTCCATTTGCGTTTACAGAATACGGTGTAATGGACGGGCAAAAAATAAATTTAATATCATCAATTTATGTTAATGGAACTAAATATACAACAGGAAATGATGGCAATATTGATATAGAACCATTAGAAAGTGGTAACACAAATATTCCTAATTTGTATCCATATGAAAATATTATTATTGTGTCAAAAAAAGATGGTACAAAATTTCAAATTAATAAAAATTATATTAATCATGACATAATTCAAATTTTTATAAATAATGAAAATAAATTATATTTATCATCAAATTATTACATACAAAATAATCAATTAAAATTAACACCAAAAATAGTTGGCACAAGTGATATAACAACGACAATAACAACAACTATTCCAATTACAAATTATGCGAATATTGAATTGTTGATGTTTGGATTCGATAATTTAATGATAAATAAATATATTGATCCTACTTTAATAATCATTGATCCAATAGAAATCGCATCAGGTGAACCTATTTTAACGATGTATGATATATATGATCAAATAAACGTTTATGAAATTATATATGGAATATTAAACAGATCATCAAATATAGTTAATTTTAATGAAAAAATGAATACATTGGGAAGTGAATTTTATTTGCAACTTGATGATAAAGTATCAAATGTTGATTTTATATCAGCAATCTCCATAGCTGTACTGGAAAGTATGATTAAATTAAATGACAATTTACCATCAAGTAAATTCATTACAGCTGAACCGAATATAGATCCAGACAATTATAAATTTGATACGTCGAATTTTGGGCTACAAATTATTACAAATCTAGCACAAACTATTTCACAAGATTTCGTCATATTTTTTAGTAATAGTTTTTTAATTGAGATAACAAATTATAACGATAAGACGTTACTATATAATGATATAACCGCTTTTATGAATAAACCAACGATACCAACATTCGCGTATATACCATATTTAGCCGATTTTATATTAGATAAAATTGATATGAAAATTGATGGGATATCTGTTGATGAATTGAGGGATAATTATATGTATATTTATCACAATTTGATAAATAATAAGACAAAACGTATATGTTATAACAAAATGAATAGAAACGATGAAAGATTACTAATTGGTAGCCAAACAAAAAATAATATAACATTATTTATCGAAGTGCCATTATATTTTTCTCAAATATCAGGACTATCCATACCCATGATTGCATCATTATATTCTAAAATGGATATTGTTATTGATGTTAAAAAATTAGAAGACATAATTATTAAAAGTAAATTCGTCGATGTAAATTATAGAAATTCAATTAAATTTACATCAATTTATGAAGTAGTATATTTGGATGATTTGGAAAGAGAAATGTTTGCATCAAAAAGACATGAATATTTATATCAACAAAAATTATATAATGCCCCAATCATGATGGATCTGACGACAAAATTCCAAACACATTTTCACGTCCCATTAAATGCGTTGATATTAGATTATTATTATTATGTTCAGCTCAAGAGTATGAAGGAAGCGAAACAATATTATAATTACACATTTAATTATTTGTTACCAGAATTAGACATGTCAACGATAAATAAATTAATATATTTACAACAAACTATAAATAATAATCAATATGATGATGACATATATAATTTATATCAAGAATGTATGAATATTATGATGAATAAATATAAAAATATATTAAGTGAACTTAGTTACACAAGTAACATAACTATAATCAATAGTGCATATGTACTAGGTCAATATATAAACTTAAATAATTTACAATTGTTGATAAATAATTTAACACCATATGACGCTTCATATATTGAAAATGCATTTAATACATATTACACCAAAAAAATACAAGAACAAACGATATCATTTTCAAAATTATATTTAAACAGTGTTGAAAGATATAATATAAGTGGTGATTATTCGAATCGGATTGTGGAATATCAATCATACAATAATATGATACCAGGATTACAAATTTATAATTTTTCGTTACATCCAACCGAATATCAACCATCTGGATACGCTAATTTTTACACATTAAAACCAGAAATACAATTAGAATTGGACGACAGTTATCAAAATATAAATAAAAAAGATATGTTAAATAATCATGTATTCGCTAGAAGTTACAACATCATGAGACATATTAGTGGATTAGTTGGAAAAGCTTGGAACAATTAAATATTAAGTTTATTTAATTTTTTTTATTTGGGATATATTATTAAGAATGACTGGAGGAATAATACAGTTAGTAGCATATGGGATCGAAAATATATATTTGACAGAAGATCCACAAGTAACTTTTTTTAAAATTGTATATAGACGCCACACTAATTTTTCAATAGAATCAATTCCGCAATATTTTAATATAAAAGCAAATTTTGGTACTAGAGTATCATGTACTGTTGCAAGAAATGGAGATTTAATGAATAGAATATATGTTGTTGTCACATTACCAAACATTTCCGAGTTGCCAAATGGAGCGATTATGAGGTGGGTTAATAATGTTGGATTCACATTAATTAGTTTAGTTGAATTAGAAATAGGTGGTAAAGTTATCGATACACATTATTCTGATTGGTTGTATATATGGAATGAACTGAATAAAGATAATAATCGTAAAGGTATAGATCATTTGATTGGAAACATGCCAGAATTAACAGAATATAGTGCGTCAAAAGATGCGTATACGTTATGTATTCCACTTAATTTTTGGTTTTGTCATAATCTTTCGATGTCGTTACCGATTGTCGCGTTAGAATATTCAGAAGTTAAAATTAATATTGAATTTGCTAGTATACGAGATTGTATCATAACTGGTCCGACAAATTATATATATATAACTGATGCTGTGAGTTTATTTAAACCACATGAGTTAATTAGTATTAATGGAACTGAATCATATGTACAATATGTTAATTTTAACCAAACGACAATGCAATTTGGTTACATAAAAACTGATCCGAGTATAGTGCTAAATGTCGGTGATGTGTTAACTGGTATCGAATCTGGATATACGACAACTGTATATGATCCATCTACAAATATATATCCGACGATAACGACAAATATTGAAGTATTAAATTTGACAAAATCTAACACGTCATTTAGAAGTATATATAATTTAACGTTAACAGATGCATTTTTATACATTGATTATGTTTATCTTGATAATATGGAAAGAGTTAAATTTGCGAGATCAGATCATGAATATTTAATTGATGTATGTCAATATGATAATGAAAAAAATATATATAATTCGTCAAACAAAATTAAAGTTGGTTATTCATATCCGACGAAAGAATTATTAATTAGGGCACAAATGGCTTACATGACATCAAATGAAAATCAATTTTATAGTGACCAATATAATTATACGACAAGTGTCAACAAAAATATAGCTAAAAGTTTAATTAAAAAAATACTAATTAAATTAAACGGATTTAATCGTGATCCAGATTATGATAAAAATTTTTATTCGTATGTTCAATCATTACAACACCATAAGGCACCAGCACCATTAGGATTATTTTTGTATTCATTTGCGCTAAATCCATTTAATTCTCAACCATCTGGGTCTTGTAATTTTTCAAAAATAGATGATATAAGTATCGATATATCTGTTGAACCAATATCATATAACAAACCAGCACTTGTACGTATTTATGCAATATCATATAATATTTTTAGAATTATTAATGGTGTTGCTGGATTAGCATTTCAAAATTAAATTTATGATAGTTCGTTAACAAACCATCATAATAATTATTTAAGGTTATCTGCTAGTAGATGGTTTCAGTTTTTTATTATTGTTAATCATAACTACTAACATACATTTTTTGTACTAATTTTCATTTATGATTAAATATATGAAAACTTAAACGTTGACACACGAATGTATAACAGGCGACTGTGGCGATGTCAGCATCTAGTGAATTTATTGTTTTTATCATTTGCATCACAAACTTATTATATGATATGTAATAGATGTTATGATGCAAATGATAAAAACAATAAATTCACTAGATGCTGACATCGCATAATAGTTAAAATATATATTTTTCATGTCGTTCCGTCTTTAATAATAACATTAGTTTTTTAATGATAGTTTGTTAACAAACCATCATAATAATCAATTTCAGTTTTTATTGTTGATCATAAAAATATAAATTTATTTAGTTATTAGTGATAACTAATTTCATATTGAGATCAGCAAATTTACCAATTTTTCTTGCAGCGATTGCGTTGTCTTCATCAAGTTTAGTTTTGAAATCATTAACTTCTTTTTCTGTTAATGATATTTTACCTGCTGGATGATGGGAAGCGACGATCAGATAATCAGCAAGTAACTTATCAATTATATCAATTTCATTGCCCAATGTCTCTAATTGAAGAGTTTTATTTTTGATTTCAGTTTTCTTGCTTTCTGGTAAGAATTTACCCATTTTTTCCAACGCAGAAATCTTTGCGTCAATGTTACGAATGACAAGACTAATCTCTTGTTTTCCTCCATATTGAATAACACTGCTCTTAAGTATTTCATCATCTGATGCACCGCCGAACTGTCTTCCCATCATCGGGAATGGCATTCCAATAAATGAACCCTTGATTGTTGCATATGTTGGGGGAGAAACACTTGTCATTGATGGTCTTTCGTTTGCTTTAGGTGCAATTTCGTAAGTACCTATGATCATCATTAACCGTTTAATGTACGAAATTTTATCGGATTTACCAACAATATTAATTAATTTCCCGATTTCATCATCAGTGTATCCACTGAATGAATATTTACCTTCATTAAATTTTGGTGGTATACCGAAACCTTTTATAATTCTATAAGCCATCACACGTCTTTTTTCTAATGGAATTTTTTCTACTTCAAAAACATCAGTATTCAATGGTCCAGCATATTTATCAAAATTAAGTTTGCAGGCATCAATCGTTGACATATCGTTTCCAAGACAATTAACAATCATGGCAGTGAGATTATCTGTATCTTTTTTATCATCAGTTTTAACTATGATACCAAATTTACCTTCTAAATCTAGTTTCGAAACAAGATCACCATATTTAATTTCCTTTCCATCTTTAACATAAACCATATCACCATTCGCGTTTTGGCTGAATGTACCTTCTTCTTTATTTTTTTCATTAGTAAATGGTTCAAGAGCACCAATTATCGAATCATATCCGTCAGCAAGTACAAAGTAAATATCAGATGATGTTTTAATGAGACCTGCTTGGTATTTTCCCAATAAATCAACTAATTCAATAGTTTTTCCCGATTTATATTGGCTTGGGCTTCCCTTCGCGAGTTCATCAATTAAATCTTGTTTTCCTTGAACTAATGGTGTTGAATTTAAATTGCTTGAACCTAATGGATAGCATCTTTGAGCTGATTCGTCAAAGACAAATCCACCATCTTCAACTGCTTTCTTCATGTCATCCTTGGATGGAAATGCCTTCTTTAGCACATCATCCCATAATTCCGCATCCTTTTTACTACCAAGTGTTTCACCATTCATAATTTTTACAGCCATCCATAGTAATTGTCTCATCACAAATAGACGATGAGAAACATTGACACCTTTTATTGTAATAGCAGGGATTAAATATTGAAGAACTGGATATGCTTTGAAATAGTCAGATACTAAATCTTTTTGTGACATTTGATCTTTTATATTTATAAATCTAGAAAATAATTTTCACAATTAAAACATTAATTTATACATTTTATATTATGAATCAATAATTCATAACCTTTTTTTCATAATATTTACTATATATATTTTCAGCATTCATTTCCATTAATAAATACATTTTATCAGTCTTAACAATTAAATTCGGTGGCACATTCGATAAACCATATAATGCTCCATACCACGCCGACGCAATTGACCCAATAGTATCCGTGTCACCAATGTTTATCATACTCATATATATCAATTTCTCATAATTATTTTTTGACATCATTAAACAATCATACGCAATAATTACGCTATCATCAGCACCTGATCCGGGTTTAATTATTTTTTTATTTGTCGCGAAATTATCATAATAATACATCATACGTTGATATGAATAAATAACACGTTGATGTGTTTCATTAATTATATAGTTGTATTCATCAAATGATGTTTCAATATATGTATTAATTTTAAATATGAACGCTTTTTTATCTTCTTTAAATTGTTCAATAAATGATGGTTTAATTTTTTCTATGATATTATCAATCACATCAGTATCTAATAGTCTGATTAATTCAAATATCCAAGTTTCTGGATTCATATCTCTTAATGCATATGAAGTAAATAATGCTGATGTTATAGCACCTAAAAATGCTGTACAATTTGGGTGTGTAATAGATGTTATCATGATTGTTGATTCAATTAATTTAAGTAAATTATCTGTTTGATAAAATGCTAATCCGATACACATAGTACGCATAGGACCACCAGAACCACCAGCATTTTTATTATATACAAAATTTTTCCAATTGACCCCAGCATTAATATTCTTAATTGATTCGATTGTTTGTTTTCCTGCTAATAATACATCTCTCATATAATTTATATCTTTAAAAGATGTAACATATTTTTGTGTAATATAGTTATATAAATCATCACGATTTTTATAATCATAAATAAGTCCATCGCATGTATTTGTGTGCATAATAGTATCATCAGAAATTTTTAATTTCTCGATATTAAGTCCAGTTATTCCACCTCCAGCAATAAACTTAAAAATCATAATTGAGCTTAAACCTTCTACTAATGTTTGACTTATTTTATTACCAGATATTATGTTTTCATCAATATAACTTTTTTCTCGTTTACCATTACCAAAACCAATTCTATCTCCCAATGATGCCAAATATAATGATGCAAAATACTTATCTAATTTACTCATTTATATTTATTTAGTGCGAATATAATTTAAAAATAAATTATATATATATTCTATAATATTACTTATGGAACAAATCGAAAATTCAAGTTATTTATTTAAGCAACTCATAGAAATTAATAAAAATTATGAATCAAGTAGTTTTATTGATATTGATTTTATTGAATTATTTGGGCTTCGTGGTAAAGTCATAGCGAATATTGATGATATCGATAAAATTAAAAGAAAATTCACAGCCAAATATTATAATTTAGCACTTAAATATCATCCAGATAAATTTATAAACTCAGATCAGGAATATATTGAAATTAAAGGATGTGATAGTGTTGTGACTATTGATGATATTAAATCTGGTATATTTCAATCATTTATTAATGATATATATGAAATGTTATCAAATTTAGTTAAAAATGAGCCAGAAAATTTAATAAATATAGTTAATGGTGATATGGAACAAATATCAAATAAATTTAATTTAAGTAATGATTTTCATAATCTTAAAGTTAAATTCGATAATACTGGTAAATCATATCATAAACCATCTGATGACCAAATAAATATTTTTAATGATGTAATGACTAAAAAAAATAAATCAAAAACAAATATTACTGACACAAAACTAAATCGTGAAGATATTGATAGTCTCGTTAATTCGCGAATTATACATAGAGATGAACTAAAAATCGAAGATGACTTAAAAGAAAGATTACCATCCGATCCAACGAAATTTCATGATGTATTTAATGAAATTTTTGACGCGAAAAAAATAGATGATATGGAAAATGAAAATGATGATAATAATATTTTTGACGCAAATAATCTTGATGATATAAAAATAAAAGATGTTCCGGCGGCAAACACACAAATTGGTAGTTATACAGGTGATATATCGGAAATTAATGGGTTAGAAAATTTACAAGAATCATTAATTGGGACATCAACAAGTGTTTCGAATATTAATGAAGCATTTGAACCGATTCGCATTCATAAATCAAACCGCAAACAATATACATTTGAAGAACTATTATCACAAAGAGAGGCAGAATATGAAGAATTGAAACAATTAAATAGGCAAAAAAATAAGGATGACATAGAAAAGGATGATAAAGAAAAGAATCACATAGAACAGAACCACGAAGAACAGAACCACGAAGAACAGAACCACAAAAAACAGAACCACAAAGGAAATCGGAAAAATAAAAAATCTGAAATTGAAACAAAATTAGATGATTAATTTATACTTCATGATATTTAGAACCAATAATTTTTTTACTTATATTAATTTGTTTTTTGAATATTGATTCGATGATACATTCAAATTGTTTAATTGACTGATTATATCCACAATTAATTAATTTTTTTCTATTTTTGTTATTTATTGAGTAATCAAATGTGTTCGCATATTCAGATTCGTTATCAAAATATAATGTTATATAATTGTTTGTATCATAAAATTGTGTGGCACCGAAAACAACTTTTATTAGTTCGAGCAAATATTCGATGTGTTTAAGTAAATCTTTATTAACAAAATTTTTACGTAATAGATCATAATTTATTTTATATGAATCTGTGCATATTCCAATTGTTTTATTAATATTTTCTGGTTTCACTCTTGACAATGGGAAATTTTCAAGTATGCCACCATCAATATATATATCATCACCATATTCGTATGGTGATATTAAAATTGGTAAAGCTGTTGTCATATATAACCCTTCCCAAATTTTTAACGTTGGTGTCGATTCATAATTTAAATCTATACATTTATTTTTTTTGAGTGAATATGTTATAAGATGAAGTTCTTTTGAAGTTTTTTTATATAACTCATCGAATGTAATGTTTTCATCAAATCCTTTGAATGAAATTATTTTTTTGAATAATGTTTTATAATTTTTTTTTGATACTAGACCATAATTGTCAAAAAAATTGTCTATATCATAATCTATTATACAATCTAACGGAAAATTTAATGCGAATTTAAATGCTTCATCCATTTCCCATCCTAAATTTAAACATGTAACAATTAATCCACCAAATGATGTACCATAAAAATATTTAATTTTGTCGATGATACCATATTCAAAAAATAATTTAATGGCACCCAAATAAATAAAACCTTTAATACCGCCACCAGATATAACCAAACTATTAATATCAATTATTTTAATTAAATTAGCAAGTTGCTTATCAATCATTTCATAATTAGTGTTAACATTTAATATGTATTATTTGAACAAAATTCAAAATAAATTTACGACTAAATATTATTAATGATAAATTTAACACCAATTAAAATAAAAAAAGATCAAATCAAAAACGAGCAACAACAAATATATAAAAAAATTTTTAAAGATATATGTAACATCATAAATTTAAAAATTATTGAAGGAAGGCATAATTGTATTTATAAGATACCATCATTTATTTTTGGAGAATTATCATTTCCGTTCAATGAATGTGTTGAATATTTATATAAAAAATTAAAAGATTTAAAAGAAATTAAAGTTAAATTTTATTACCCAAACGTGTTTTTTATACAATGGAATGATACATAAAATTATTTGTAAAATAAATTTAACAACATCAATATTAATATACCAACTAAAAAAACAACAATAGTTTCCCTTAATTGTGGGGTTGATACAAATAAATCAGAAATTTTATTGTGTGAATATTTGTTCGCCATTAATTTTTTACATTCGTCGCAATGCTCTATATGATATAATAAATCACCACAATCACATTTATTTTTTTCTTGTTTATCTATTTTATATGGACTTTCAAGTTGCTTATCAACAGACTGTTCATTTCTTTGATCAGTTATATGTTCATTTTTTTGATCATACATATGCTCTATTTTATGGCTGACAAGTTCTGGTCTTGTTTCATTTGTTTTTGTATCGATGGTTTCTATATGATGATCATGTGATCTATTTATAATATGATCAGCGTTATTAATTTGTGTTAAATTGTAATCAGGCCAAGCTTCGTCTAATGGACAATACATAATATATTATTAGAACCAGAGATATTTAATTTAGAATATTTATTTAGGTTTAAAGCATATAAATACTTTCCGAAATAATTAAATAACAGTATGAATAATAAAAATTTAAATAACGTAACCGTTGCATCTATTGGTAATGTAGCAATGGCGACTGTTGCGACAGCTGATTTGTTTCTCGAAAATTTAGCAGATCCACTAAAAATGAAATTAGTAAAACAAACCGCAAAAATTGTCGATAATAATGCGACTGACGGTGAAGATTCATACGTTGCTGATATGAATAATGAAATTAATAAGAATCAAGCCGATATTGATGTTGGATTTAATTCTGATATAAAACCAATTGATGATGATAAAAAACATGAATTATCCAACAAATCTAAACATTCCAAACCATCTCGGTTATCGACAAGACATCGAATTAATTCATCATCACCACATGTCGCCAATATGACTAAAAAATTAGAAGAAGTAATCAAACATAATTTTGATATGACAAAATTTTCAGATGATGTCCATCAACCACCAATTACGAACCCTATTAATGTACAACCACCAATAACACAACAAATAAACAAACCGATATTCCCATCACCACCATCTGTAGAACCGAATAAACCATTAACTGCACGCGAAATTAAATCTAAAAAATTAGAATGTCTTGCTAAATTGATGTATCTTAAAAATATTGGTTTAGAATTAACAGGAACATATAATAAAGATTCAGATCTCGAAGAATTAGAAGCGGAACTAAAATATCAAACCGATTTACAAAGTAAGAAAGATGGGATTGGTTTGTGTAAAAGTATAATGTGCAACCTTATTACTGGAACTGAATATCTTAATGAACGTTATGATCCATTCGGATTTAAATTAAAAGGATGGGCTGATCAAGTTAAGATGAATAAAGATGATTTTGATACTGTATTTGGTGAATTACTCGATAAATATAAGGGAAGTGGTTCAAAACTTGAGCCAGAATTTAAATTAGCAATGATGATAGGATTAAGTGCTGTAACATATCATACTTCACAATCATTAAGTACTGGTATGCCACAAGTTGATGAAGTCATCAAAAATAATCCAGAATTAATTGCAAAACTTCAAAGTGGTGTAAATAAAACAATTAGTGGACCATCTGAATATGATAATAAATTAGAAGTTCATCAACATCTTAAAAAAGTACTTGATGAAAAGAAAAAATCATCTGAGATATCGCAAAATAAGCAACATCAATCCCCAAAACGAGCGACGGTGACGGCAACCGCGAAACCAACGTCCGTTAAAAATTTATTACAAAATATAAATAAAATAGCACATTTAGATTCGATTACAGAAAATAATAATATAACAATTGGAGATACTGTTGAAACTGAAAATAATACATCAGAAGTTAAACCATCCGTAAGTAGTAACATTAAGACTAAAAGCCATCTGGCAAAAAAAAATAAAGTTCAAGTAAAAAATGAGTAAATATAAAGATTTTCTAATTATATAATATCAATGACTGATAATTCATTAGTGTTCAAATCTAAATGTTGCTCAGATCAAGTTAAGATAAATAAAGTATATTATGAATCAGTTGTTAATAAATATGAAAGTTGTGGTGCGAAACTTGATCCAATATTTAAATTAGTACTTGCGGTTAGTTTAAATACTGTAAATTATAATTCAAAATCAGGTAGTATACCACAAGTCATCGAAAATAATACATTCGAAGCTAAATCATCTGTTGATAATGACATTAAGATCGAAAGCAATCAAACGAGAAAATAAGGTTCGAATAAAAAATGAGTAAATATAAAGATTTCTTGATTATGAATAAGTAACTATGTCAGAGGAAATAAAATCAAATGAAGAAAATATTAATCAAACTTTAAATGATCCAACATATACTGGAAAAAAGAAAAGAGGTAGAAAACCTAAGAACCAATTGACTCAACAGGATAAAACCGAAGATAAAAATATTAATGAATTTACTATCAAAAAACGTGGTAGAAAGGCTAATTCAAAATTAATTAATTTAGAACAATCATCAGATGTTGAAATAATGTCGGACTTAATAGTTGCACATCTACCATTAAAAATGGATGATATGTTAAAAGTAATTATGGAAACAAATAAAGTTCAAATGGATCAACCAGAAAAATGTGATATCATAAAAAATAATGATAACACGAATAAAAATATATCAAAATGTGTGGATTTGAGTGATGACAGTAATGAACATAAATTACGAGTGTTACCATGTCAAAAATGTGCATGTCATGAAAATAAGATAAATGAATTAATTAATGAAATAACTAAATTAAAAAAAGGAATCGTCCATTGCACGACAACTTTTGATAAAAAAATATTTGAAACAAAAATTAATTTTTATAATAAAAACGAAAATGTTTGGGCAGATAAAACGGATGTTGCATGTTGGTGGTGTTGTCATACATTTGATAATATACCATTAGGTATACCTGAACATATTATAAAAAATAATTATCATATGTATGGGTGTTTCTGTTCATTTAATTGCACATTAGCATATATATTGGATATTAATGACAGTAAAATATGGGATAGGATGGCTAACATGTATCAACTTAAAAATGCATTTGATGAAATACTCAATAATGGATTAAATAATTCAAAAATCATGCCAGCTCCGCCTAGACAGACTTTAAAAATGTTTGGTGGGCATTTATCGATCAACGAATACAGAGAAAGTTTTTACATTATAAATAGGGAATATCGATTTATTCTTCCCCCAATGGTTTCAATAATTGGTTTAATCGAAGAAGATAATAAAGATTTAACAAATTCGAATAAAATTAATTTTGGTAACCATCAACGTATTAAACGCACAAAACCTCTTCCTAAACAATCAAATAATTTAAATTCGATTGTTAATAAGATACAAACTAACTAATGTTTCTTTTTTCCTACTTTTGGTAATTCATCTTGTTCCTGTTTAACTATAATATTATCGATGTTTACATCTTTGATAATTTTATTAGTTTTACCCTTCTTTTTTCCAACTTTCGGTAATTCATTTTCAATAATTCCATCCGTTTTTTTTATTTCATATTCAACACCATCAACATCAATTGCTGTTTTATCATATAAAATTTCCCATTCCTTAAATAATTTATCGTCATGATTATTATTTAAAACATACCATCCCTGTAAAAAACTATCAGCTAAATCATCTTGCTTATCATATGACATCATATATTTAACCCATTCATTTAAACCATATGACATTAACATCGATTTCGTGTTTTCAATTGATAATTTTTTTGTTACTTTATATTTCTTAGATTCATCCGCATCTAAAATTAATTTTTGATCAAATTCTCTTAATTTATTTGATGGTGAAATAAATTTGATGTCACCGATTGAAGCATTATTAATATCTTTATCAACTATTCCCCTGACCATAAACCATGTATATAATGTATCAGATATAGCTTTCATTTTTGGGTTTTTAAATGCAGGTTGATTTTCGATTAATACCATATCTATGCCTTTCAAAAATATTTCTTTGCGTTCATCGAAACATTTAATAAGTTGTAATTTCAAATCATATGTTGTCAAATCGTTTACATTTTTTTTCTTAATTGAATGCACTTTTTTTGTTGATTTATTTATGTTGTTGATAAATTGTTTGTAATGTGTGTTACATAATGTCATATTAATCGTTTTATTCATATAATAAGATTTTTTTGATTTTTTTTGTTCACCGTCTGGAATATTACATTTACAACATTTAACATCATACAATTGTTCCCATTTATTTTCTAAAAATGGGTCAATCGTATCTTTTAATAATATTTCTCTTTTTGTAAAATGTTTGTTACAAAAATAATATTTATTAGTGCTTACTTCAATATATGATTTTACTTTACTTGAACATTTTTCATCAAAACAATGACAAAGTGGTGCGTCATCTTTATTTTGACTTTCAACTAAATTAATAATACCCCAACTATGTATCTTAAGATTATTTTTCATATCATTACTTTCATTCCATTCAACTACACAATATGCTAAATGCTTAATTCCAACATCAAATGATACTACTCTCATTAAATTATTTCTAGGTTAATGTTTAATTAAACTAACGCGTGACTTTATATTAGTTTTATTCAAAAAAATGTTTCCTACAAACAGCTTTATACGTTTCTGCACCACCAACTTTTATTTGTGATGATGTTTGACTATTTTGTATAATTCTTTTAGAAAATATTCCAGGTGTCCCATCATTACACACCAAACATAACGCTTGCTTAAACGTAATATTATCACATAACGAAATTAATTTATATATATCACCAAATATATCACGCTGAAAGTCACCATTAAGTGCTGATATATATACTATTTTTTTATCAACGTCTACCATTCTTTTCACAACTTCATAAATATCAGTAAAAAATTGTCCTTCTTCAATTGCAATCATTCTTGCATCATTATAATTTTTTTCATCAAATACACTTTTAAGTGCAGTTCTTTCGTACACTTTACATTTTTCTTTTTCCCTATCATCTTTATTACACTCGTCATTCGTTCCATGTGTGCATATTTCATTTTGTGAATATCTAACATCAATATTGGGCTTGATAACAATCATATTGGTTTTAATCGCTCTATACCTTCTTATTTGTAATATAAGTTCTGTTGACTTCCCAGAAAACATCGGTCCTAAAATTAATTCTAGATACCCACTATTTATGTTCTGAAGTTGTGACATTATACTATATATTTATATTATATTATATCAACAGGAACCAACGAATAATTAATGCAATTTTTTATTTATAGGGGTTGATGTTGACCCCCTATAAATAAAAAGTTGATAAAATTTTTATGAGACGATGGATCCAATTTTTATATACTCAAAAAAATGAAAATTCTATTTATATGACTTAAAGAGTATATATATTAATTATATTAACACTTATCAATGGAACTTGATGATAATGAATACGATGTTGTCGATATACAAAATAATAATAAAATGGTTGAGTATATTGATGTAAAAAGTTATAACATGAATGAAATCCCAGAGAATGTTTTAATTTCAACAATTACATTAGCATGTTGCATGGGCACATTATTTAAAACTGATAACATTTATAAATATATGGTTCTTGACCATGATAACATAATATCTGTTAAATCTGTTAAAGGTATAAGATGCTTTGATGAATATAAAAAAAGATTCAAATCATTGAATAAAAATTCTAAAAAAAATTTTTATAATCAAAATACGATAATTATTAACATTGAAAATGATCGTTTTATGAATATTAAATTATTTAAAAATGGATCAATACAAATTACAGGATGTAAACAATTATCTGATATTAATATCATGATGACTAAACTAATATATAAATTAAAAGAAAAACTTATAGTCAAAGATGAGTCGACAAATAAAGAAATTGAAATTACGTTTGTTGAAGATCCTGATAAAATTAATGTAACAAACTTTAAAATCGACCTGATAAATAGTAATTTTAAAATTAATTATTGGGTGAACAAAGAATATCTATTTAATATCCTGACAAGCAAAAAAATAATATGTTCATTATCACCAATTCATTCATGTGTTGATATTAAATATAAAATACTTGATGAAGATGATGTATATGTATCGATATTTGTTTTTCAAACTGGTAATATCATAATTACTGGTGCTAAAAAAGCTGAACATGTTAAGGAAACTTATAAATTTATTATTAGAGTGTTGAATGATAATAAACAAAAAATTATGAAAAAAGATATTAGTAAACTATTAACGGCTGAAGACTTTAAAGAAATATTAAATGATAAAAATTAATTTAATCTTACGTATTAAATATGGATTTGATACATAAATATAAATATTATAAAAACTTATTTGGTGGCGAGCGAACCGATAATATTTTAATTGTTGAAGATAATATTTTTGTTAGTGAACATTTGGTCAGTTATTTTACTAATTTTAATGGTCATAAATATAATGTGTTCGCATCTAAAAATTTACAAGAAACTAATCAAATGATACATGATATTGAATTTGATTTAATATTATGTGATATTGTACTAGGTAATAGTTCTAATGTTTTTGATGTTGAGATGATTAAATTTAGACATGATTTACGAATTGATGGGACCGGAAATAAGGATACAGTTGTAATTTTATCGGAAGAATTAAGTGAAAATGATCCAAGTGATAGACGAATTGATAATAAAACATATTATGTGAATAGACATAGTGATATTATTGCGACTAAATTTAATGAAATTACACAAAATCGTTCAGTAGGTTATCATAATGAATTATGTCGTTGTCACAATATTATAAAATCAATCCCACCATATAGTTGCCTACCAATATGTGATGAATATTTATTCAAACGTATTTCATTCGAATTATGTATCATTCGTAATAACTTATTATAAATTAGATATACTAATTTATAACAGTCAAAAAATTTATTCTCTAAATGTCGATCTTACGTTCGTCTGTATGTTATTCACTAATGGATTATCATCTAATTGTCCCAGTAATTCTTTATACAATCTTTCATCATAATTTATTTTTCGTTTAATTTTTTGTCCTCCAAATATTTGTCTATCTTCCAAGTTAAGCTTCGTTAACAATGTTGGCGGATTCGCTCTATTATAATTCGGTTTATCGCGTTGTCTCATATTATCATAATTATCACGTGTCGGAATCAATTTTGGACCACTTAATGTCGGGTATCTTCCTTCAGCAATTTTCTCTTTCGCAATATTTTGCCTCATATTACGTTCTGCCATATCGTTTCTTGGTTTACGATTAACACCTGCCGCATATGCAGCCGACATATAATCCAATATTTTTGTCATATCTTTCATTGTCATCGGAATATCGTATTGTTCTTGGATCGTGCCAATTGCTGAATTTATTAATGTCCCCATATAATTTTCATTTAATAGATCTTGTTTGTGTGTTATTCTTGCAGTATCATCATAATCAATAGCTGTTTCACGTTTGACTGTTCCAACATTATTATTTAAATGCTTAACAGCTAAAAATTCCTTAATTGTTTTTTTAGCTAAATCTTGTAAGCTCGCATATGTTCCTTTTTCAGCGGAATTTACATGTGTATTATTTTCCATCATCGTTAATAATTGCTTGAGTGTGACTTTCGCATCATCGTTTAGATTTGCATATGTTCCTGGATTTTGTTTCATGAAATTTGAGAATGTTAATAACGTTAATAATTGTCTTAATGTCGATTTCGCTTCATCCGTAAAATTAACATATGATTTTTTATCAGCAGAACCCATCATTGTATTGAATTCTTTTTCTGATAATAGTTGCTTGAGTGTTGTTTTTGCTTCATCCGTTAAATTAACATATGATTTTTTATCAGCAGAACCCATAATTGTGTTAAATTCTTTTTCCGATAATAGTTGCTTGAGTGTTGTTTTTGCTTCATCCGTTAAATTAACATATGATCCCTTTTCGAGTGAACCCATTATCGTGTTTAATTTTTGAGTCGATAGAATTTGTTTAATTGTTGTTTTTGCATTGTCAGTTAGATTTGAATATGATTGCATTGCTCTAAATAAAAATGTATTAAATTCTTTTTCTGTTAATGTTTGTCTTCCAGTTGTTTTAGCGGTATCTGTTAAATTAACGTATGTTTCTTTTTGAGCCGGACCCATTTGCGTATTTAATTCAACTAATGTTAATAATTGTTTTAGTGTTAACCTCGCTTCATCTGTTAAATTTGCATATGCTCTCTTTTCTAATGGTCCAGTATGTGTGTTAAATTCTTTACTTGTTAGCAACTCTTTTAATGTTGTTTTTGATTCATCCGTTAAGTTAGCATATGATTTTACTAATTGACGTACAACAGTATTAAATTCTTTTTCTTCGATTGTTTGTCTTCCGGTTGTTTTCGCTAGATCTGACAAATTAACATATGTTTCCTTTTGAGCTGGTCCCATATGTGTATTTTGTTCAAGCATAACCAATAATTCTTTCAATGTTGTGTTCGCTATATCTTGTGGTTCAGCATATGTTCCTTTCTCATTTGATCCTACATTTGTATTAAATTCAGCGACAGTTAACATTTGTTTTAATGTTTGTTTTGCTTCATCAGTAAGATTCGAATATGCATTATGTTGCGCACCTGACATAATTTGTTGATATGATTTTGTCGCGATAATCTGTTTTATTGTTGATTTAGCTTCATCTGTTAAGTTTGCATATGATTCAACTGATCTAGATATCATCGTGTTAAATTGTTTTTCAGTTAATGTTTGTTTCTTGGTTCCTTTGGCAATATCATTTGGATCAAATCCGACATGTCCTTGGTTATGATTTATAGCATTACCTGTTTCATCATAATTTGTTGTATTTCTTTCATTTAATAATATATTATACGATTTTGGATTCGTTGTATATCTATCCGTAGCACGTGGACCTAATTTATCTTCAACATGTCTAACTTTTCTTAAAACTGTGAAATTCTTTTCACCATCTCTTCCGAAACCACCAACTCTTGATGGTCCACCGGCTGGTCCATCCATTTCTGTTGTCGTTGTTGCTGTCCGTGCATTTTCGTGAATATCTGATTCCCAATCACCATAAACTGGATCAGCTGTATTAACAGCTCTATTTGGGACAAAATCATCAACATCTTGATATCTAAATTGTTGTGGTCTACGTTTAATAACTGGTGCGGTGACTCCACGTTTTTCACCTTTTTTCGGGGGACCTTTAACTCTGTCTTCATATGTTTCTTTGGGTTTATTAGCGACTCTCGTTTCATTCGTGTCGTATGGTAATATACGTACTGGATCATGAAAACCAAATTTAGGCATTTCATCATAATCAAGATTAACTCCAGGGGGGACTTTAACTGGTTCAAATGGTCTTTCGTTTTGTCGTTGTCTCCCAACAATCATACGGTCCCTTTCTTCGTCGACAACCAATTTAGTTCCAAATGGATTTTCCTTATATTCTTCTGGATCGAAAAATGGTAATGTTTCACGTTTCGGATTCCAATTTTTTGATGAACCAGTAAATATTTCCATCGGATATTCAAAATTATTTTTTTCAGTTATTCCTAAATCACGTTTCGCTGTGAAAAATTGTTCGTTGTTGTGATGAAAATTTTCTTTTGGTGTTATCCCATACGTCATATCTAATGTTTCCGCATCAAATGGTGAAAATCCTTCAACGTGTGTTAAATTTTTTTCTAGATTTGATTTATTCGATTTTGAAACACTTAATGATGTGTCACCAATACTTTTCGGCTCATCTCTATTATTAATTGTTTGTAAATTAAATTGATCCATAAATGATTCTATTTTTTTATCATTTAATTCGACAGTTGGGACTGGTCCCATTGTTAATGTCGTTTTTTCTCTATTTTGATATGGTTGATTATAATATGGTGGTATTATATTAGTTCTTTCAGGTATTTTACTTTTTTCTCTCTGGTCTGATGCCATATCATAATATTTATTCTTTAATTTAACTTCTGCAATTGTATCATATAAATGATGTGTCTTCGAATTAAATTCGGTCGGAAATAATTTAACATTGTTCGATTCTTGATATCCGTTGTTATATGTCACATCTCCTTTATCATCATTTTCTTCAATTGATCTAATCTTTTTATTTATATCTTCTTTTGATCCAGAATTAGAACTCAATTTATGTTTTATTGTAGTTCCTTCAGTAATAGGATCTGAATTATTATTATTTAATTTATTTATGATGGTAGATCCAATAAGACCTATTCCTGCTATTAATGCTAGTTCCATATTATAATCTTATGATATAAATTATTTATATCATAGAATTATATTATTTTAAGTAATTGTAAACATAATTATTGTTATTTATATTGTTAATTTAGACGAAGGATAAAAGTTTGGTGGTGTCACTGCATCTTTTGCTTTTAATTGAGTATTAATTCCATAACGTTCGTTACCGATCTGATTTGTATTTGCGATGCCAGAAAATACCCATTCTTTTGGATCGATAATTGGAAAACCCCATTGTTGTGGAACATATACGCTTCTATAATTATTGACTGGAATATCTAATCTTGAATATATATAATCTTGATCTTTATCACATGTTTTATAATTTATTTTTTTCGTTTTTGATATTCTCGCTAATCTTTCGTTCTTTTCTTTCATTGTTTTCAATGTAATACATCTCGAATCAGGCACATCAATATTTTGTAATTGTGATTCAATATCAGTCCTGTAACCAATTTCCGGATCACCTAATTCTCCAGTTCCTCTTGGCATATTAGATCTTGGACCGTTCAACGCGTGACATTTTAATTTATGTTCACCAAATATTGGGTCTGTGCGATATTTGCATGGATTGACTTGTTGATCAATAAATTCTGTTATATAACATTGATCATATATTTTCTTCGAATAGTGTCCCGACATTTTTATGATTATATATATAATAACATAAAAATATTTTTAAACATTTAATAATTACACGTTTTTATTTTATGTCTCATGAACAATTATGATCGTCATCCCATTGTCTTGGACGTTCACTATCGCATGTTAATATATTTTTCATACGCATTCTCATTAATTTATTTGTTAATAAAGTCACTTCATTTTTATATTTATCTATAACATCATTCAATACATTAATTCTATTTTCAATTATTTTCTCATCATCATCAATATCAATTGTCATTAACGTTCCAGTTGACATGTTTATTATAATATAATAAACATATAACATTAAATATTCATTTTTTTAACGTGTGGTTAACCTAATTTAATCAAATCCAGTCGTTGTTGGCATTTTATTTTGCGATGGGACAATGTCACGTTCACATGCACGGAATGTGACAACTTTATAATCGGGACATTTCTTCGCACAGAATGGTTTAGTGCATCCTGTTCCACAAGGAAGGAATTTTAAATCCGCACATCTTGTATTCGGTCTATTAATCGCCCATAAATCACTCTCGATTTCTGTGCGAAGTCCAATTGATGTCCATTTTGCTTCAATATTTGCAGTGTTGTTAACATCGCAATGTTTGCATCCAATTTTTTGCAAATCACCTTTGCATGGACCATTTGATATGGTCATGTTGTCATTTTCATATTTACCTAAGAATGTATCATATCTGCATGGTGCAGTTGATGTCTTTAAATTTTGATCGAACGTGCATTGATCATATAAGAAGCGGCTATTAAAACCTGACATAATTTTTTATTTATATAAATACCATCACAAAAAAAATATTTGAAGAATTGAGATTAATTTTTTAAACATTAAATTAATTATTTCTTTTTTTTATTTATATTCTTAATTTTTCCAACTTTTTGCTCATCAATTATGTTTTCGTTGATAGGTTTTTCAATTATGCTTTCGTTAATAGGTTTTACTATTATATTTTTGTTGATAGGTTTATCACTTGTGCTTTCATCTAAAGATTCATCAATTATATTTTCATTTATAGGTTTTCGATCATAATATAATTGGACGATTTCTATCATTTTATCCGTCTTATTGTCTTCATTACACCAATATTTTATTTGTTCATCCAAATTTCGTAATCTTTCATTCCACTCATCAATTTTTTGATTATCAATCACACAAATTCCATTTTTATGTACTTTCCAACAGGATTTAACTAAATTATCACCATCATAATAACTATCTGGATTAAATCTGATAAAAATAATTGATCTAAATCCTACATCCTTCGATAATTCCACCAAACGTTTATTTTCACAACTACATTCATAATCATTATGTTGATTCTCATCTGTCTCAACTATAATTATTTGATATCCTAAATCTAATATTAAATCTGGTCTTCTTCTGGAACATCCATCAAATATTTTTTTATCTTTGATCCATGTATATATTGGAAACATCTGAATAACATGGTCCGATGTTGTTTTTTCTTTAGTTCTATAATGTTGTGATATTGGTTTATCAGGAAACAAATGTGTGTAACAAAACAAACAATATCCATCACATTTTTTATTTGGATATCCTCCACATAATGGTGTTATACATGTTCCATTCACTTTATCGACCATTCCCTCTAATTTATGTTTAGAGCAATATATTGGTGTTTTTGTATTTGTGAAATTAAAACATGGATGTAAATTACATTTATCATATATACATAATTTTTTTGTCACTTCAATCATACCTTCTAATTTGTGTTTATTACAATACTCTGGTAATTTACCTTTAAAATTAAAACTCGCAACAGTGTCGCAATCTTTACATAATCTATTTCTTAAATTTATCATCCCATCTTCTTTATGCAAACTACAAAATTTAGCTTTTAATCCAGCAAAATTAAAGCTTGGCGTCGTTAAACATCCTTCGCGCTCACATAATTTGAAACGAACATTAATCATATCAGCTTCTTTATGCTCAAAACAATATTTTCCTTTTTTTTGACCTTTAAAATTATACATAGCTTCTTTATTACATTTTTCGCAGTACTTAACGAATACATTTATCATATCTTTCGTCATGTGCTCACCACAAAATTTTCCAACAGTTTGTCCTTTATCGTTAAAATATGCACGTTTATGACAATTTTCAGTTTCACAAAATCTGGTTTGCAAGAACATACCATCCAATTTATGTTTTCCACAATATTCAACTTTTTTACCTATATATCCACATGATGCATCCGTTATGCAACCTATAAATTTGCATTTTTTCGTTAGCAAATACATGCCATCTAATTTATGTTTCGAACAATATTTACCGACTGTTTGATCCGGAAAATTATATTTAGCTGTACGCTTACAATTTATTGACTCACATATTTTCTTATCCATATATGATGGCAATTAATAGATATTATCAGACGAATGGACCAATAAATAATTTTATCAATTTTAATTGTATCCAAATGTTACATCAAATAAAGTTAATAATTGGTCATCTCTTTTTACGACATCAATTTTAATTATTTCATTAACATAATAAGTTTGTTTACCATCAACATTTAATAAATAATCTAAACCATAAGTTAATCCCATAAAAACGTATTTAGTTAAACTGAACATATAAGTGTATACATACATATATGTTTTATATATATTAATTTGGTGTAGTGGGCGACTGTGGCGATGAATGCATCTAGTGAATTTATCGTTTGTATCATCTATATTAAATCACCAGATGTATGATGCATTAAGATATAAACGATAAATTCACTAGATGCATTCATCGCCACCATCACCTGTAATATATTTGAATATGTCATAAAAAATTGAATTCATCGTCTCATATTTTCGACTTGAATCTAATTTTTTATTATATTAGTTGAATGTACACGTACATTCAACTAATATAATAAAAAATTGAAATTTTAAATGTTATTGGGTTATATTAAATGTTGATATATAACACGTTTAACTATGTCAATTACACTTAATACCATTCCCGCTATTTCACCGATGCCTCTTGGACAAGTTCAAGAGACGTTGGTTATGGCTTCATTGCGAGCCAATCCACTTGATGCACGTACTCGTACGTCAATTGATTTGGTCGCTGTTGTTGATCGTTCTGGATCGATGGAAGGAAAAAAGATGAATACAGTAAAGAACACTCTTGGATTTATCGTCACCCAGCTGACAGAAAATGATAGTTTCGGTATCGTGACGTTCGAATCTGGTGTTGTCGTTGATTTACCACTTACAAAGATGACACCTGAACAAAAGCTACGAGCGACACACATTATCAGTAATATCCGTACTTCTAGTAGTACCAATCTACACGACGGTCTGATGACTGGTTTGAAGGAATTGATTCGTGGAACTGCATCTGTTGCATCTTGTTTGATTCTGACGGATGGACAGCCAAATGCAAGCGTTGTTGATCCACGTCAGGTCGCCGAAATTTCATCTAGATTTATCCAGTCAAATAAAAGTTGCATCACTTGTCAATGTTTTGGATATGGACGCGATCATAATCCTGAATTTATGCGACAAATTGCTACTGCTAATCATGGTATGTTTTATTTTGTCGAAAATAGTACTCATGTATCTGATGCGTTTGGTTCTTGTCTAGGTGGACTTCTATCTATTGCTGCACAAGATATCCATTTGCGGATTCAACCGTGCGAAGGAACTGAGATTCTTAGAGTGATGACGAATTTCACTGTCACTCGTGATGGCGATACTCATATTGTTAATATTCCTGATATGTTTGAAGATGAAAACCGAGATATTCTAATTTCGATTCGTATCCCATCAAATCCAGTGGTATCCGATTGTGAATCTGTTCTACATGTATCTGCTGATTATCTTGTTCCTGAAAATACTGAACGTGTACGCTCTCCAAATTTTGATACAAAAATTAAGCGTCTACCTGCTGATGAATTTATTGCTCTTTTGAATCCACCAGTTATGAATGCATATGTTGATAAGCAACATAACAGAATTATTTGTGCGGAAACTCTTATGACTGTTAGTGATCGTAGTCCAACTCATTTGGCTAATGCTCGCACTATTGTTCAAAACGCAATTGATAAAATTAACGCATCAATGACGGCAAGTGATCCATATGTTGTATCGCTCATCCGCGATCTAACTCAAACACTTAATTCACTTCAAGATCATCCTCGTTGGGGACCACCAAGCGTCATGTTGCCAACTGCTCAATCCGCTGGAATGTCACATTTTTCACAGCGTAGTACGACGACTACAGGGGATGCTTATACAACTAGGTGTCAGCATTTGACGTCATCTAAGTCAACTGCTTACCATTCAGATGTGCACTCATCTCCAGCTCAGCCCCAACATATATTGACGCCAATCCCATCTGCATATCAGACTCAGTCAACTATTATTCACGATGCGATTGCAGTTCAGCCATTGATGTCATCAGTGTCAACCATTGTTCACGATGCGTCGAATGGAACCAATTAAAAAAATTCGTTTATGATGCGTTTGACACTTTATCTTCGACATATTTAATTATGTCTTTATTTTTATCGATATTGTACATATTCATTAAATAGTCTTTCATTTCTTTATTTTTACCATATGTTGCTCCAATATAACATGTATCATATATATTATCAGCACACATGAAATGACATATACATTTTTTCCCTTCAATGTCTTCCTTTGTGATCATTTTATGTGCTTCACATAAATTTATTAAGTATTTCATTAATTCAATGTGATTATTTTTACACGTATACGTAAGTGCATCATAAATTTCTCCTGAATATATTATATTTTTATTATCATCTAACAACATTTTTACGATGTTAATATCTCCGCCACTACATGCAAATATAAATGGAGTCTTCTCACAACACGTTATTTTAAATACATTCAATTTAAAATTGGTATCAATAAAATATTTAACAATTTCTTTTTGTTTATTCAAACATGCGATCATTAAACCATCATTTATAATTTTTTCACTTAATATTTTTTCCATTTCTTTAATTTTCACAAGATCACCATATTTGCAGGCTCCATAATATATAAATTCATTGTCTGTATGTTTAGAATGATATTCGTAATATTTTTGAATCATACATAAATCATCTATAATATCTTTATGTTCTGACTTTTCTTTTTCAACAATATAATCCGCGTAAAATTTATTCCAATAACTCATTCCATAAAATCTAGAAAATTCTTCGTCTTGACACATATCTTTTATAACCTCAATATGAATAGGCGTATTTACATCATCGTAATTATCACCATGAATTAAAATTGCTCTTATATTGATTGGATTTATATTTCCATTATAAGGATTATTCGTATTTGTGTTCGAATCATGAGAGAAATTATGTGGAATATGTGTATATGTATTAAGATCAAATGATAAATCATTACATTTTCTCAAAACATCTTGTGTTGATACGAAAATTGTTCCTTTTGGAATATCTTGTTTAGTAAATAATCCTTGTCCCGCATCTAATTTTGTTGATGTTTTAATCTCAAAATCAATATTACTTATATTTAATTTATCAATGCTATCCGCGAATGTGTGAATATATGTTTGTTCGAATTCTGGATCGTAAACGTTTAGATACATTTTATAATAATATGAATAAGTAATTATTCATATCATTTTAACAATATTTAATGCAATTTTTTAAACCATCTTTTGATTTAAATATCTTGTATCAACACCACAAGGTAATATATCAGTTACATGTTGTTTTGGATAATGATAATTATGATTTGTCATATATATACGATCATCATCCCAGCTTCTTGGATTAGCATCCGGATTATCTTGACGTGTCATTAATCCGATACCATTATATAATAAACCATACGCACCAACATCACCAAATCCTCTACCACCATATTTCATTGGCGTATCAGTATAAGTTGATGTATCTAAATTACGTCTCTTTGTATTATCCCAATAATCGGCGGATGCTTTGGGAATCTTTGCCGCCGTATCTGTTACCATATTTGTTCCGATGTCCATAATATATTTATCATTTCTTCTCAAAATATCTTGATTTTTAACTAATTTCATCACACTCGCCTCACTGCTTTCACCACGTTCGTCAACTGTATCTAATGTGACATCTCTTGATACTTTTTTAAGATTATTTAATATGGCACTTGGTAATGTTTTTCGTCTTGTCGACTCACTATATCTTAAATCACTTTCTTGATCAGTGTTATAATTATAACCAGCTCTATTACCAAACGCATAAAAATCTCTAAAATTATTTCTTCCAACATTTTCACGACTTGTATCAACATATTTAGTTTTTTTATTATCAGATTGATCTGTGTATTGTACTGGATTTGACTTCAATGTATGTGGTTTTCGTTTTATTAATTTCTTACTTTTTTTTGTTGGTGATTTACTGATCATATTATTTTGTATAGACATTAGTCTAGATGAATCATTTTTAGGAATATCAAAACGCACAGATAATTCTCTGTCTAACGTGCTAAATGTATTCGTATTATTTGACATAATTTCAGTGTATTATAATAATCTTATATATATATTTTGTAGTTTAAACATTATTTTTATATTTTTTATTTCCGTTCTATGTTCATTATTAAATATTTTATTATATTTTCATAATATTTTGGGTTTACTATATTTAATTTTATATATTCTAAATCTTCATTTGATAACACATTTTTTTTATATTTAACTCCAAATATATCCGTCATCATCCTTTTATCATATATCGCCAAATATTGTATTATCTCAAAATACATAATTTTACTTAATTTTCCTGATGATTCGTAATCATTAAATTTATCGAATAAACTTGGATATATTGATACAATAAGTGTCTTAATACGTTCATAAAGTGGTTTATTATTATATAATTTGTCAACAAGTTGTTTCCAACACCTAATACCTTTACGTAAGACAGCGAAACGAATTCCAGTTAACACATAAATAAAAAACATATTCATATCATGATTATATTTAATGTGATTATTATATTTTATACGTTCTTTTCTTCCCATCTCGAAACTTACATGTTTAATTAATCCATAATCAATAATTGAGAACTGATATCCATATGATGGGATTTTATACCCACTTACTTTTATTATTTTATGTGTTGGTATATTTTTAAATGTGTAGTTGTATAAATGTAAGTCTGTGTGATCATACTTATTTTTCGCCATTAAATATATCGCATAAACATATTGTATAACCATACTCACATATTGTTTTATTGATAATTGTTTTATTATATTTGCTAATACACCGTCTTTAAGATCTAAAAGTAAATCCAAACAATGTTTTGATTTATTTAATTTTTCAATAATATAATCATTAGCGTAGCTCTTGTTATCATAATTACAATTCGCATAAAATTTATAATCATACAATTTCATAAAAAATTTTTGATCATTTTCATTTAATTTATCGATCCATTTATAAAATTTAAATTCACGCCACATCGGATATTTAGTGCCTTTTAAAATATATGATTTTAATATTTTTTGCCTCTTCAAAGCATATAGTTTATTTTTGTGTTTAACTAAATATGTTGTGCCAAATAAGCCACTGCCTAATGTTTTTAAAATAATAATATCATCCATATTATTATTAATTGACATAAAAATTATCAAACAAAATCTGTTTTATGGTATCTAACATCCTCATTGAACATACAATTAATTTGATCAACCTTACACGTTTGATGATCAAAATTATATAAATAATTTTTAAAACTATCAATATCGTTTGGATGTGTTTGTGATGGCATTGTTATAAATGATCTTATATTATTTTTCTTTAAAAATAGATCAGATGAATCATTATAAACATTAAATTTGACGTTATCATCAATTTGTTTTTCTTGTAATTTGCATAATTTTAAATTTAAATCATCGACAGGTGTATACAATAACGAATTACCCATCGGATTATTAATTGATGATTTCCTACATTTATTGTCAGCATCATAGATGACTTTATCATACTTTGTTCGTATATCAACAACCTTGTCGCCAACAATTTGAGTGACGATCATAATTATTACTAATATTAATGATAATATATAATTTCGTGTTATCACTAATATCGGAATCATTAAGTATAAACAAAATTTGATTACAGCATTCTTATTTTGCTTCGATGTATTTTGTTTTGATGGAAAAAATATTAATGGCTCCGAAAATATATCTTTTATTATATCCATTACAATAATATTATTATAGAAAATATTATTGGAATTTGATCAATTTTTAATCTTTATTTCCTGTTTCGTTTGGTGTTTCTTTTGTTTCTTCGGTTTCCTTTGTTTCTTCGGTTTCTTTTGTTTCCTTTGTTTCTTTTGTTTCATCAGTTTTATTTTTTTCTAACGATTCCATCTCTTCCATCATTTTCTCGATCTCATTTTCTAAACCTTTAACAGTTTTCGGAACATTTTTATCAATTTTATTCCCAGATAGTCCACTCATTAACCCACTCATCATACCACCAATCCCACCCATTTTTCCACCTTTGACCATATCCATTGCACCCTTCATTGTCGGATCTTTTGACATACTACCAAATAATTCTTCAGGATTTGGTAAAGATGATGGATCTAAATCATCAAATTTATCACCAATCGCGGATGGGTCACTTAACATACTTAAAACACCTGATATAAGATCACCAGTGTTAACTTCTCCTTTTTCTATCATATCACTATATTTTGATGCTAAATTTTTAGTTGTGTCAACAATATTATCAGAACTTATGTTACCACTTTTAAGCATATTCTTAATGTCACCAAATAATCCATTCATCACATTAGAACTTTTTTCTTTCGATGATTGCGGTAGCATATGTTTCATATTTTCTAACATTTTCATCGGGTCCATGTTCGCAAAATTTTCTTGTTCTTGTTCCTGTTTTTGTTCCTGTTTTTGTTTTTGTTCTTTTTTTGGTAATTCATCATTTTCGTCATCATCATCCATCCCAAAATCTTCTATTTTTTCCATTAATTTATCAATCATACCACGATAATTAATTGTATCATCATCCGATGTTTGTTTCAAATAACTTAAATATGATACTATAATCAAATGTAACGCATTCCAACTTTCATCAGGACCGTGTTCAAATAATGGTAATATATCACATTCAATTTTATCACATAATTTTAAATTATCTTTCAAAAATTCATGATTATATGTGACAAATTTATTAAATCGTTTTTTTCCTTTATCATATGCTGTTCTATTACTCTTATTTTTTATTACTTTAATTTTTTCGATAAATTTTTCAAGAATTTCATCAATGACCTCAAATTCAATCGTTTCTCCTTTATAGCCAGCCGATGTAATAAGTGTATTAAAATTACATGTAATCGCATCAACTATTTCAATACATAATTCACCATCTTCTTTTGTATCTTTCGTATCTGACATTTGTTTTGATTATATTTAATTAATACAATCAAAATCTTTATGTTATTTCTTATTTGATTCCTTGACCAAGTAAATATCAACTATCAAATTTAAATTATTTAAATAAAATAATATTTTTAATATTTCCTTATCATGCAAATTATTAATCATTGTTATTATTTCAGGAATAATGTTTAAATGTTCGGATGCTTTACTTAATACTGTCTCTTTAGATGCCGTATCAATAACTGCACTTTTAATATTATTCTCATTAATTGATTTAATTTTTAATATGTCCCATGTCTGTAAAATTTCACGATATTTAAGATAACAATAGTTAATATATGCTTTTAATATGAATTCATTACAGTTAATTCCTAATAATTTTCCATCTCCTTCTAAACTTCGTAAAAGCATATTCAAGTTAGAAATTTTTTCAGCACAATGTGACGTCTTTAATTCTGGATGTTGTATAGTTAATTTGTTATATAATATTAATATCTCTTTTATAAACATTATGATGGTACCATTAAATAATTCTTTAAAAACATCATCCGAATTCAGATTTAGATATTCAGATTGTTGTACAATTAATTGTTTTTTATAATGTTCTATCCTGTCCGTGTTACTTTTCGAACTCATGATAATATATATATTATTGTGGTTTTAAATTATTTTTTTCTAACGATCAATTTATTTTTGAAGCCCCAGTTCTTTTTAACATTATTTGATTTCTTCGTAATAATATTCGTTTTTTTAATTCCATATCTTGTGCATCATCTGATAATTTGACATCTGAAATTTTTCTATTCGTCAAATCTTTCGTTATCGGTGCATCAATACTAATTTTATTATAATCTAACATCGGTTTAGATATATCAGCATCATCTTTTATTTCATCGTTGTCATCATCATTAATATTTTTATCTTTATTTTTGTCATAAAACACTGAATATTGATCAGATATAGCTTCAGCCTCAGACTTATTAAATTCTAAATCTTTAAACGCGGATCTAATTTTAATTTCGACGACATTATTTTTTTTAATATTATTCGTGCATCTGTTATAATATTTTAAATTTTTGATCCATTCAATGGCATCATCACCGAATAATGGTTTAGATAAATTTTTTGCTATAATCGTTGGGACACATTTAACAAAATCACAAAATTTATCCCTTTCTGTTTCTAAACAAATAAATTTACATTTGTCGTCTAAAGATTCATCTCTTATTATATTTCGTAACTCTTGTGATTTTTCACATCGTTCACTATAAAATACAAATATTGACATTATTATTATTTAATTCGATAATAAATCTTAAAATTTACCCCACCATTAAATATTTTCATATCCATAATTATAAATATACGTCTTATGAGTAATGTTATGTACACAATATACGACGCTTACTTATATAAATATAAAAAATTTATATTAGCTCTAACTTACACACCTGGATATAATATTCAATATATTATTGATGACATCATCGAAACATTTCATTTACATCCAATTAAACTTGAAGGTTCAGATATGCTTAGCCAAAATTCAGTTTTCAATTATGATAAATTAAATACTGAAGTTAATACTATGTTGGAAGATGATAAACATAAATTAAAACATAGTCCAAAAGGTTATTATGGGACAGGAATTTTAATTTATGGTCTTAATTTTACACCAAGCAAATTAAATTTCCAAATTGATTTACAGCTTCATTTCTCAACACCTATATCAATGTTTTTAAAATCAATGGCAAGTACTGACGGTAAAATTATTTATACTGTTGATGACTATAATAAATTTAAAGATCTTATGAGCGATAATAAAATCCATAAATATTTTAATATTAAATCAGAACCATCAAATGAAATAAATGATAGTGTTTATGCAAAAATAGTTGATTTCTTTGAATTTAAAGTTTATGGTAAAGATTATGACAAATTTTCAACTAAATCTATCAAGGAAAAAGAAGGAAAAAAATTGGAAATAATGGCTGAACCAGATGCTGTTCCAGCCATTGAATCAAATAAACAAAACGAAATATTAAATGATGCGCTTGAAAATATTAGTGCTGATTTAGCATTATCAATATCATTTGATGAACTGGATGAAATTTATCCGACAAAAAAAAAATATACGAATAGATTCAATAATAAAAAAATAGAAAAAGAACTAAAAAATGATGATTATAATGATGATAATGATGATGATTAATTTTGAACGTCATTAACCCAATATATTGATCTTCCATAAAATTTATCTTTTGAAATTTTATTGCCGTCAACATCATTTTTTTCTCCATATATCATAAATACTCTACCATAATCTTGTGGCGTATGATTCAATGAATATACTAAATTATCTTTTATTTTTTTCGTTCGTAATTTTGTTGGCATTTGTATCGATGCATAATATCTAATTAAATTATACGTTTTATTATATATAGTTTTTAATTCTATCGTTTTTATTTTTTTCAATTCTCTATATGGGCTAATTTTCGAATAATATAAAATATCAGCTCTTAAGTAATTACCAATTCCACAAACAAATGTTTGATCAATCAATAATAATCCTATCTTCATTGTAGGTGACTTCTCTAAAAATTTGTCAAATTGTTTCTTAAATATTTCAAATGATGTCCTGTTATCTAATAAATCTGGTCCTAATACTGATATTTTTTCATTTAATACATCACTTGGTAACACATATATATTTCCAAAATTACGTTGGTCATTGTAATATATACTTATTCCTGATTCAGTTACAAATTCAATACGATTATGTTTCATATCACTTGTTGTCAAAAATCCAGTCATACCAAATGTAACAACCACAAAATAATTTAATTCTAATTGTAATAATAATATTTTTCCATATGTCGATACAGATAAAATTTTAGATGGTAATACAGTTTTGAGAATATTAAAATTTTTGACTGATTTCTTTTTATATTTCCCACTTAAAATGTTAATCTTAATTAATTTATTATTTTTGAAATAATCAAGTGCTTCTATTCCAAAACTATATACTTCTGGTCCTTCCGGCATATAATTATATTAGAGTTAGATAATATAATTAAATGTTTATCTTCTAAACATACCAACTAAACTTGATGCACCTGTAGCTGTTGCAACCACTGAATATTTTGATGTAATATATTTTGTGAAAAAGCTTATACCCACTATAAATATAGCGACACCGATTAATATCAAACCAAGTGTTCTTGAACTAATTGATTTAAATCGTATTATTTCTGGTTTCGTTTTATCATATGATATATCAACAATGTGACCTTCAACATATGGCACAGTAGATGTAGTATTTAATATACTATTATATTTTTTAGAATCAACTTCATAATCTATATTTAATACACAAGCATATTTATAACTTTTTTGTTGGTAATATTGAGTGCATTTAGCTAATGTTATTTTACCTTTCGTATGAATAATATTATCTTCTTTTTTCACCATAAAATAGATTCCGATACATACCAACACGATTGCGACAACTAATGATATATAAAATTGTATAACAGCCACAAATTTACCATAATTTGTGGTTTCTTCATATACTTTTCGTCCAATATCCATAATATACTAAATAATAAGATATTTATTTATTGACAAACAAATATATATACCCATTTTTTATTATCCTATCCACGTCTATTGATGATGTTTTTTGTACTGATGAATCGTTATATAAATTCCATTCATCATCTCCTTTCCCATAGTACATATAATGTCCACCACTGGTCGTCCCAGAATGATATATTATACCTCTTAAATAAAAATTATTATTTTTAAACATAAATTCATCGTCTATCGTAACAGTAGTTTCAATTTTATGATTATGATTATCATATCGTTTTAGTGCTATTATTAAATATTTTGGCAATTTAATAATTTCTCGTCTTATATGGGCATTGACATAATGTTTACATCTATCACATTTCCATTTGTTGTCATCATCAAGTATTTCATACAAATATTCATTAAGTAAACTATTTAAATTTTGTTCTTGTGCATCTTTATTAAATGATAAATATAATTTATTGATATCATCATTTGAAACAGTTTTATAATCGCACATTGGACATGAAACAATTTTTTTAACTTTAATTGTGAAAAGGTTTGTTATTACAGTTTCAATTGGTAAGTTTTTATGCAATATTTTATATTCACCTTTTTTACATGACTCTTTAAGTTCATCAATTAATGTATCAATTATATAATTCAAATACTGTTCAGCATCTTCTTGTCGTGAACCGATTCTACCTAATTCATTTGACACATATTTTACGATCATTGATGGTGAAAAATTATTTTTCGATTTATTATACAAACATAAGAAATCATTATATAGGCTGATAAGCTTACCATCGAACATATTTGTTAATATTATTTTATTAAGTACTGTGCAATGATATAACATTTGTAAAACTGAATTAAAAAAACAGGTATTTCCTGAATTATTAAGTCCTTTAGATTGGTTCATAATATTAATATAATATCATTTATTATTTTATATGTCTGATTTTGATATAATCACACATGAATTTAATGATAAGGTTGTTGTTGTTTGTCCAACATATAATAGACGTATATTTTTACCGGTTCTTATTTATCAATTTTTATATCAGATTTATCCACCAGAATTACTTCATATGATTGTTCTTGATGATTCAGAATCATCAAATGCTGACATTTTTGAAGGTACAAAATCAAGGATAACATATATATATTCGAATGAACGTAAATGTATTGGTGCTAAACGTAATATATTAAATGATATGGCAAAAAAATTAGGTCCGAAATATATTGTCTGTTTTGATGATGATGATTATTACCCACCGCATAGGATAGCTTATGGTGTTTATGCTCTTAAAAATTCGAATTATTTAATTGGTGGAGCGTCAAATATACCAATATATCATGTCAAATTAGATGAAATATATTTATGTGGGACATTCATAAATAAAATTAGTCCTTATCACGCATCGAATGGAACATTAATATATGATGTCGCGTATTTAAATAAAAATGCGTATAATGATAACGACAAATTTGGTGAAGAAAAACGTTTTTTAAAAATGTATAAAAATAGGTTATTACAATTACCATATGAGAATGTAATGTTATGTATATCACATTCATCAAATACAATTGATAAAACTAAATTTGTTAATAATAAATCAAGTATGAAAATTGAAGATATCATACATGACGTTATGTTATTACATTTTTTTTCAACATTATAATAATCAAAAATATATAGATAAAAATATATAATTTGTAAAAAAATCTATCTCATTAAATATATATCAATGATGACAGATTATATGCAAGTAAATAGTTTAAATTATAAATTATTAGATAACGCACCAGAACAGTTTATCAACGTATCAAATGATATTATGAACTTACCAAACGATGTCATGAATAATTTGTATAATGACAATATAATGCCAAAATATGAAGAAAAAACTAAAGTCCCAATCGATGATAGATTCGCTAGATTCTTCGAGCCAGCTGATAGAGCAATTTCATTCAATAAAGCTAGATCTCTTTCTATTGAAACATTTTCTAATTCACCAAAATCAACTGAATCAATTATCAATAAAATTCCAATAACAGATAAGGTAGCATCCGTAATTAAGACCACAAGTACATTAGCACCATCTATTCAACATAATGAATCTAAAATTGCATTAAAAAAGAAATTTTTAAAGATAAAACTTGAAATTGAGCCAAAAATAATGAGAAAATTTGGAGAAACATTTAATAAATCATTAAACTTAAAAGAAGGTGTTAAACTATTCGATATTTCATCATTACATGATGATGTGTTAATAAAGACAAGCGATTTGATAAATAATTTATCACTTGATTCACAAAAAATTATTAACTTTATGGTCATAAAATATATTAATGCATACACAAATAAGATCAGAGAATTAGTTTCAAAAGAAGATCTTACAAATAGTAACAAACGTTCAATCGTGATAGAAAAATATTCGAATAAAATTTTTAATGATATTAGTATATTAATTTTCATCGTCTTTAAAGCTATGCATAAGACGATATCTCACTTACCAAAAAATATATTAACTAATTCGAAAAAACTGATTAACTCACAAATTGATTCAGCTATTTCTCAAATCATTATTAATTTATATCAAACACTCAAAACATCCGAAACTATTGATCCAATTAAAAAAGAATTAGCATCATCATTATCTAGACGTGTAAATAAAGAGATGGCTAAAAAAGGTAAGTTACATGTCGAAAATATTAAATATCGTATCAAAGCACATAAATATAAAGATTTATGTCTTTCCGTTAAGAAAATTTTACGTCAAGCTGGATTAAGTATTGAGACAGCATCATTAGAAACACCAGCAGTCGCTGAACGTATTATTTCCATAATGAAAACATGCAGAGATTCAGTATCACCAAAAATTCCTGAACACCTGAAAAAAGATATTAAAGATACCGTGACGAAAAAAACTATAGAAATTAAAGATGCAATTAAAATGTCATTAGTTCAACAAGGATATGTTCCTTCTGTTGCGTCTACAATGGCAACCAGCAAGGCTATGGCAGTTAAAAAAGAAATTGAAAAAGATGTTAAAAAATTCGAGATATTAAAAGATGCAATAAAAACAGCATTAGTTAAACAAGGTGCTGATCCAAAAATAGCAACTTCAATTGCGACTAAAGCTGTTGATGTTAAATCAGGTATCAAAGAATTATTAATTAAACAAGGTGTAGATACTAAAATAGCGTCAATAGTTGCCACCAAAAAAGCAACGGATCTTAAAAAAATAATTAAAGCTGAACTTAAAAAAGAGGGTAAAGATTCTAAATCAGCATCAGCTATTGCTAAACCAATAGTCGCCGAAATTAAAAAAGCAGTTGATGTTAAGCAATCTGTTTCCCCTAAAAAAGATGAAAAAATTAAGGAAGTTATTAAATCAACTTTAATTAAACAAGGAGCAGAACAAAAAGTCGCGTCGACTATCGCAAATAAAGCGGTTGATGTTAAGAAAATCGTCGAAAAAGAATTAATTAAGAAAGGTGTCGATATCAAAACAGCGTCAATTGTTGCCACGAAAAAGGCTACTGATCTTAAGGAAATAATTAAAGCCGAACTTAAAAAAGAGGGTAAAGATTCTAAATCAGCATCAGCTATTGCTAAACCAATAGTCGCCGAAATTAAAAAAGCAGTTGATGTTAAGCAATCTGTTTCCCCTAAAAAAGATGAAAAAATTAAGGAAGTTATTAAATCAACTTTAATTAAACAAGGAGCAGAACAAAAAGTCGCGTCGACTATCGCAAATAAAGCGGTTGATGTTAAGAAAATCGTCGAAAAAGAATTAATTAAGAAAGGTGTCGATATCAAAACAGCGTCAATTGTTGCCACGAAAAAGGCTACTGATCTTAAGGAAATAATTAAAGCAGAACTTAAAAAAGAGGGTAAAGATTCGAAATCAGCATCTGTCGTTACTAAACCGATAGTTGCGGAAATTAAAAATGCAGTTGCAATGCTATTTAAAGGTGAAGACAAATTAAAAGATACCATTAAATCATCATTAATGAAACAAGGCGCAGAATCAAAAGTTGCATCAAAGATTGCAGGTAAAGCTATTGAAATTAAAAAAGATATTAAAGCTGAATTAATTAAAACTGGTATTGCACCTAAAATAGCATCAGTTATGGCGACAGCCAAAGCTATCGATCTTAAGAAACCAATTAAAGATGAACTCAAAAAAGATGGTCGCGAATCAAAAGATGCTTCAAAAATTGCATCGGTTACTGCAACAATAATTAAAAAAGAAATCATAAAATCAATTAAATCGAATGATGAAAAACTAAAAAATGCTGTTAAAGAAGTATTAATTAAAAAAGGTGTTGAACCAAAAATCGCATCAACTGTCGCTTCAAAAACTATTGAAATAAAAAAAGATATCAAAGACACATTAATTAAACAAGGAGTTCCATCAAAAATAGCATCACCTCTTGCAATAGAAAAAACTATTAAATATGAACTTAAAAATGGTTTCAAAGTTTCATCAAAAGATGCATCACCAATTATTGCAGAAATTAAAAAAATTGCCGAATCAAAACAACAATCAGTTTCACCAGTTAAAAAAGATGATAAATTAATGGAAACAGTTAAAGCATCAGTTTCACCAGTTAAAAAAGATGATAAATTAATGGAAACAGTTAAAGCATCTTTAATTAAACAAGGGATTGATAATAAAACCGCGACATCGATTGCAACTAACGCGGAAAAAGTTAAAAATGGAATAGAAAATGAATTAATTAAAAAAGGCATCGATCCCAAACTCGCATCAATCGTCGCGACAAAAAAAGCTATTGAATTAAAAAATAAAGATGATAAAATATCATCAAAAATTGTTACAGAACTTAAAAAAATTATTGATGCAAAATCAATTGTATCACCAACAAAAGATGAAAAATTAAAAGATGCAGTTAAAAAAGCGATTATAGTACAAAAAATAGATGTTAATAAAGCAAAAGAAATCGGATCAAAAGTTGTCGAAATTAAAAAAATTATTAAAAATGAACTAATTAAACAAGGTGTTGACACGAAAATAGCATCAGCAATAGCAAAAGAACAGGCTATCGATTTAAAAAAACCAATTAAAGATGTACTTATAAAAAATGGTATGTCACCAAAAATAGCATCAATAATCGCGACAACAAAATCTGTTGATATTAAAAAAGATATTAAAGATATGTTTTTAATCAAACCAACATCACCAGTTATCAAACAAATCGTTAGTGCATCAAAAGAAATTTCGCCTGTTACATCACCAACGGTTACAAAATCAATTGAGATGATTAAAATGTTAAAACCTGATGAAATGGCAAAGAAATTAGCGGTCAATGAAATTAAAGGTGTAACATTAGATAAAAAAAATAGAGAATTAGTTTACACAGTTATTATTTCCGCGATAAAAACGATGATATCACAAATACAAGCAATTCCAGAACCAATTCATCCTAACTATAAACAATTCCTTAGCCGTCTCATGGTTTTTATTACTAATGAAAAACGTATAATGAAATTAGCAAGTAAAGTAGCATCAAGTGAACATTTTGTTGAATCGCTACATGTCGAACAATTTAATAATAATTCATTCGACGATGTTATGAGTACGATTCAAAATAATATCTTAGAAATGTTTGATGAAACAACAATCGAAGGTTTTGATGGTTGTGAGCCATGTGATGAAAATGGATATAACTGGTATATGATTATATTATTTACCATCATTGTCGTGATCGTATCATACTTTATGTACAAACGTTACGCATAAATATAAATTAAATTATTATTTTGTGCCATCCACAAAATAATAAATTTTATTTTAGTATTTCCATCTTCCTTATATGATCATCATATAAATTTATGCGACTATCAAAATATTCTTGAATAATTTCATTAACATCATTATCCAAAACTTCTGAAAAATATTTTTTTTGTTGCGTCAAATATATTATTTCCTCGTGCAATCTATTATATAATATTACATAATCAGCAGACCTATAACGTTGTAACATATCTGTTTTAATAGATCCTATTCTATTAATCGTCGCAACATATTCATCTTTAAATTTTTGATTATACTTGTTATTATATACTATATTTCTTGAAACGATTTCAATTATCGGATTCATTATAATTAATAAATAAGATATTTTTATTCTTTCTTTAACTTCTTGTACAATAAATAACTTATCACAGCTGTGATAATAATTAATATTATCCATTTTTTATAGTTAATTTTACGTGCCTCCCGTTCATCTTGTAATTCAATTATCCTTAACATAACTAATTTATATCCTTCTGGTATATTTTCGAAGTTTTCAAATGTTTCATTCGATGTACCAATCTGTGGTTCCGGTCTTTGATCAATAACTGGTAAAATTGCAGTATCTAAATTAATAGGATATGTTATCGTTGGGTCATATGAATAATAATAATCAAATGGATAATACGCCCATGGATCATACCATCCCCACCATCCCCATCCTCCCCATCCACTCCCAGAATACCACCCACGCCCCCTATATCTTCCATGTCCACCATGACCATGTCTATGACCACTTCGTACACTACCTCCGACACGTCCACGACTAACACGTCCACCGCTAACACGTCCACCACCGCTAACACGTCCACCACCGCTAACACGTCCACCACCTCCAACACGTCCACCACCGCTAACACCTCCACCAATATGACCACCTCTAAACATTTCGACAAAATTCTCGACTATATTCACATCTTTTTTACTATCAACTGCCAAATCTTTTTCATCGACTGATTTTCTTCTTACGATTACTGGAATTGGTTCATCAAAAAATGCGTGTTTATGTGATACTTCACTTCTTGTTTTTAGTCTTGGGCTTAAATTAGTATTCGTGTCATACGTTTTCACTTTATTAATATTATAAGGTCCATATTCACCATTTGTTATTGGTATCAACGCTGGGACATCATACATTCTAATATATGGATCATAATTTTGTGCCCATAATGGTGCCCAATATGGACTTCTATAATTTAATTGATGTCTTAAATAATAATACGGTACTGAATATGGATCAAAATTATAATTATTTAATAATTGTTCATCATCATAAATATATTTAGATCTATAATGTTTTTTTTTTATATTTGATGTCGGTTTAGTTGTTGGTTTACTTATTGTTGGTTTACTTATTGTTGGTTTACTTATTGTTGGTTTACTTATTGTTGGTTTACTTATTGTTGGTTTACTTATTGTTGGTTTACTTATTGTTGGTTTACCTGTTATCAGTTTAGATTTACTGATGGCAATAATCTTTTTAACGTCAGGTTTTTTGACAATCACTTTTTCCATTGCCTTTATAATATTTTAATATTAGAAAATAAAATAATACTAAATATTAATAAGTTCAAATGGTTTAGCATTCGTGATAATTGTAAATTGTTTTAATTCTTTCATATTACCATATTTAAACACAATATCATCTTTATTATATTCGAACACTTCAGACATATCATCTGAATCTAAACATTCTCGTATATTATCTAATATATTTATTATTTGCGATGATGTTGTAATAGTTCCATTTAAATAGAATGTGGTTTTATTATGAATCGTATTACTTACAATATTAATTGGTACATACACATCAACATGTTTGTATGTATTATATATTTCACTAAATTCAATATTATTAATTATTTCATTATATTTTTCTTTCTGTTCTGGATCCTCTAAACTCAAGTCAGGATATTTTTCATCCATATAATATTCAATTAAATGTTTGTTTAGTTGTTCAATAATATCAACACATACTTTTTTAATTAAATTATCAGGGTTAGTTGTTTGACCATAATATATAATACTAATTTTAGTGACATCGTCTTTAGTATTTTTACAAATTGACAACACAACTGATACCTTCTTTAATATGTTATTATCTTCAACAATATTTGACATCATATAATTTGAAAATGCATTTTCAACATCATCAGCGTTAACTGGTATCGGATAAGTAATATCATATACTCTCGTTCTCGAAAAAATTTTTGAAATATTATCAATAATTACTACCCTAACACCATTATTATCTTTTGATAAAAATGATTTAATTATAGTCGGTATAGTATACAGTTCTATATCATGTAGTTCCATAATGTTATATTATTAAGTTATATTATAATATTACGTCATCATATAATTATAAATGCAATTTTTATTAACATGAACATGTTAATAAAAATTGGTAAAATTTTATTGTTGTGTACATGTTAATAAAAATTGGTAAAATTTTATTGTTGTGTTCATGTTAATAAAAATTGGTAAAATTTTATTGTTGTGTTCATGTTAATAAAAATTGGTAAAATTTTATTGTTGTGTTCGTGTTAATAAAAATTGGTAAAATTTTATTGTTGTGTTCATGTTAATAAAAATTGGTAAAATTTTATTGTTGTGTTCATGTTAATAAAAATTGGTAAAATTTTATTGTTGTGTACATGTTAATAAAAATTGGTAAAATTTTATTGTTGTGTACATGTTAATAAAAATTGGTTTAAAATAAATGTAATTTTTTCAGTAATTTTCGTTCAGATATTTCTCTCTTTTTGGATTTACGTAACAATTTTCCATGCAATATCATATATTCGTTAAACGTGTGTGGGTACTTGACTCGTATTATCATTAAAATTTCCTTACTAACGAGCTTACTTAAAATTTCGTTAAAGTTACTCAAAAATTCATCTGATATATTTACGAGTTGACATTGTGCTGTTATTTTATTTTTACTTATAAATTCATTAAGTAACTTATATTTTCCATCTAACGTACTTGATGTTTCACATATAAAATAATAACTGGAATATACATTTGTCCTCACCACGCGATAATTTTTATATGTTGAAGCTAAAATATATAATGTTGATATTAATAATGGATTCATTGTTTGTATATCAAATTTTAATATCACACATTTATTTAATTCATCAAAAATATTCATATTTTTAACATCCATCCAATTTATATATGTAATGTCCTTCATCTTAAAATGATCAAAAATATAACCAACGTCATTCTTTGACACATAGATATTATCAACTGTTCCATCACCATATATTTTCAAATCACATAATAATTCAAATAAACTGAGATCATAATATTTAATATCACTATATTTACCAATCAATGTTTCTAACAATCCATGGTATTCACTCATATTATATTTTAACATAACATAATCATCATATGTATACTTATTCGCTTTATCATATCCAATTAAATCATAAATTTTTACATATTTATTAACAGGACATATTTCATCAAATACGACATTTGATATATTAGTCCCAATAATATCAATTTTATCATCACCTTCGTATATTATTTTTTTATCAAATTTTGTCGATGATGTTAATTTATCAAATAAATATAACTGATATTCACTTATTATGTCAAATATGTTTGTATTAATTTTATCGTCACCGAATAAGTTATTAAGTAACTCTTTCGTTTTTGTCAGTTGATTATGATAAATTTCATAATATATTTTTTTAATAAATGGTTCATTATGTATGAATGGTCTTAAATTTAATATTTTGTAATTAATTTCATCAAACTTATTATTTAATAATGTATCAAAATGTATATCAATTAATTTCGTTTCAGATGATAAAATGTTAGTTAATGTATCAGACTTATCAATTTCTATATTATGATCCATAATATTATCTAAAAATATCTTGTTTTTTTTATAATTTTTAGCGACTAAAAAATATCTATATGAAAAATCCAAATCAGAATGACATAACATTACATCATCAAAACAATGACTCACAATAGTTATAATTTGTTGATATACAATATCATCAAATCCAGGTAGTAACAAAATTAAATCTCCTCCATTTTTTAATTTATTAAACGCGAATATAATTTGATGGTATATATATTTAGAATGAATTAATGCCGATAAATATCTAGTATTCACATTTGATGGAACATCGTCCATATTTATTTGCGAAATATTTTTATATGTGTCAAATATTATTAAATCATAATTTGATAATATTGATTGAATATTATTTGATACATCTGTATGTACATTGTAAAAATTTTTGTTACTTAATATATTTACGTTAATGATTTTCTTAGTTAATTTATATATCAAATCGTCATATAATTTAGTGTTTGAATAATTAGAATTGACCCTAATAAAATCAATATTTTTGATGCCATGATTTGATATTTCTTGATATGCTTCTAGAAATGTTGGAAGCACTCCAATTTGTAATATATTATTATATGATTTATCAATTTTACAATTATATAAAACGTCTGATGCCACATAAAATCCTCGAAATATTATATCAAATGTATTCGGTTCAATATCTTTGGGTAGCAGATGTATATATTTATTATATCGTGATACAATTGGACTAACGTGAACATATTTATTAACAAACATCGATAATATTATTTTTTCCTTATAATTCATATCCTTGATGTCAACTATTTGTTTATTATTTTTGTCAACATATTTATCATCAATTCCCATTTTCATTATTAAATCATTAACCTTAATATACTTGTAACTAAATTTTATATCATTGTCATCATTTAGATTTAACTTGACTAACATTATACTATTGCATAACATAAAAATTAATGTGATACCTCCTTAAAAAATTGAAATTATAATGATTTATATGCCTAATCATTACAATTTTAATATTCATATGTCAAATATCAATAATCAAGATTGGAAACCTGTTGTCGTTAATAATTCTCAAAAAAAGAAAGTTCAACAAAAACAACTTGAGCATAATTTTAAATTAATGGTTTCTCTCAATGAAGCATCTGAGTCAGATATAATTAAAAAAATATCTGAAAATGATAGAAAACTTATAATCGAACAACGTATCATTAAAAAAATATCACAAGAAAATTTAGCTAAACGTCTAAGTATCAAAAAAGAAATTATTAGAGATATTGAAAATGGTTCACATAATGAAGATAAAACACTAACTAGTAGAATTATTAGATTCCTTAACTCGTTACCAATACCACAATCTTAATGATTTTTCTTACTAGCTATTAATCTTAAAAAGTTTTGTGATATTTTATTCGTATTTGGTTCATTCTTTATTTCTCGCTCGCTTTGATCATCATTGTCATCTTCTTCAACTGATATCGTTTTTTTATTTCTTGTTGGTTCATCTTCTTTAACAATTACCGTCTTTTTATTTCTTATCGGTTCATCTTCTTTAACTGGTATCGTTTTTTTATTTCTTATTGGTTCATCCTCTTTAACTGGTATCGTTTTTTTATTTCTTATCGGTTCATCCTCTTTAACTGGTATCATTTTTTTATTTCTTATTGGTTCATCATTTTTAACAATTACCGTTTTTTTATTTCTTATTGGTTCATCATTTTTAACAATTACCGTCTTTTTATTCCTTATTGGTTCATCATTTTTAACAATTACCGTCTTTTTATTTCTTATTGGTTCGTCTTCTTCAACAATTACCGTCTTTTTATTTCTTATTGGTTCGTCTTCTTCAACAATTACCGTCTTTTTATTTATAATTGGTTCGTCTTCTTCAACAATTACCGTCTTTTTATTTATAATTGGTTCGTCTTCTTCAACAATTACCGTCTTTTTATTTATAATTGGTCCATTTTCTTTACCAAATTGTATTATTTTAGTTGCATCTGCTTCATTATTTGTTCCAATTTGACGTCCGATGATATCATGTTTATCATCACGTCTTATTTTTATATAATTTGTTAACTCTTCTTCTTTAGATTGTAATGTATTTTTGATAATATTTAACTCTATTATTTTTGATGTCAAGTAATTAATCTTTTGTATTATATCATTTAGGTTAGTCTTTTTATCAATAAAAATTTTATTTAATTTTATAAATAAATCATTATTAATTTGATCTTGTTTTATTTGATCTTGTTTTATTTGATCTTGTTTTATTTGTTCTTGTTTTATTTGATCTTGTTTTATTTGATCTTGTTTTATTTGTTCCTGTTTTATTTGTTCCTGTTTTATTTGTTCTTCTTTTATTTGTTCCTGTTTTATTTGTTCTTGTTTTATTTGTTCTTGTTTTATTTGTTCCTGTTTTATTTGTTCTTCTTTTATTTGTTCTTGTTTTAATTGCTCTTGTTTTATTTGTTCTTCTTTTATTTGTTCTTCTTTTATTTGTTCTTCTTTTATTTGATCTTGTTTTATTTGATCTTGTTTTAATTGCTCTTGTTTTATTTGATCTTGTTTTATTTGATCTTGTTTTATTTGATCTTGTTTATCAATAGATTTTTTAGTTAATTTACGTATTTGTTCTTGTAATATTAATATTTGTTCTTGTCGTCCTTGTTCTGTTAAATTATCATCATCTGTTTGTTCCATCAATTTGTCATCATCTGTTTGTTCCATCAATTTGTCATCATCTGTTTGTTCCGTCAATTTGTCATCATCTGTTTGTTCCATCAATTTATTATCTGAATTTTCAAATTTTTCTATCAAATCTTCATAAGGTGTTTCAATATATTTATGTTCATCATTATTTGAGCCATCATTTAACATTATATGGTTACTTAATAATATTTTGTTAATTTTATCAAAATCTAATAATTCTTCAGAATCTATAACATCATTTGAATCATCATATGTATTTAGAATATCTTTGAATGGTTTTGAATTTTTGTGCATGATTATAGTATATTATAAACAAATTAATAATTAAAATCAAACTAAATAATTGGTTTCCATTTAGAAAATTTATTATCATACATACAGTTTGTTATCAAATGATTATTAGATTTAAAATGAGCATATAATTTATGACTTAATTCAATATTTGGAACAGCACAAATTCCCAGTCTAGTTAATTTATCTAATGTATATATTTCATAAACATCAACTATTTGTGTTTTTTGTAATAATAATTCGCGATCATTTACATCAGCATCATTTGGCAATTTAATATTTATGACATTATTTATTACCTCAAGATTTGGTGATGATTTAATAGATTCAAATTCAGAATCATTCACATATATATATATGCGTCCAGTTCTTTCTGGTAAAAACATTAAACCATTAATTCTAAACTCAGACGTTTTAATTTTGTTGTAAATCAGATCTGACATTTCAGAATATTTATATAATTTAACCAATTTAATGGTTATATTTTCATGAATTAAATTATTAAGTGATGACAACTCACTGTTCAAAAATGATAATTTATCATTTAATTTGCGTGACAAATAGTTAACATTTTTATAATATAATAAATCATTAATCAGAAATATTTTCTCATCTCTTCTAAATATTAATTTCCCATCAATAATTGTATTATCGTATCCGTCAATCATATTGTCAGTTTTTAATTTATAAATTTTTATATTTTTTAAATCTACATCATTCTTATCGAATTTTAGATCCATTCTATATATTATGTAAGCATTTGTTATATTATCATGTAATTTTTTAAAAACAAGTATATAATTATAACCTTGAAAATGTGGTGTAATATTAAATGCTTGTTGTTTTAATTGTTCAGCGTGCTCTATTGTTTTTAGCATACAACATCTAATGTGATAAATATCTAAATTTACATACACGTAATTTAATAATAACGACTTATCTTCATTATTTAGTTCTTCACCAATAAAATTATCACGTCTGTCGTTTCTATCGTTTCTATCGTTTCTATCGTTTCTATCGTTTCTATCGTTTCGATTATTTATTGATAAATTTGGGACATCATATAATGGTTTCACATATTGATGACCATAATTTTTTATATATTTAACTTTATTTTGATTGTTATTCGCGTAACTAAATTTTTGATCACGGTTATTTGACATATAATATGACTAAATATAATGTATGCATTTATGTAATTTAAAAAAATATCAATTTTTTTCAATGTTATTGTAATAATATTAATTTTTTATCCAAGATAATATATATGTATTTCACTTATCAGAATACTATAATATTATTAACTTTAATGATATTCATAACATATATTTTCATCCAACCACCTATTTGTCTTATCGAAAATACTGATACGTGTTGTAGTTGCTTAAATATAAAATAAAAAAATTTATTATGATATTATATAATGGATTTCAATAAATTTGATTTAATCATTTTAATTATTATAGTCACAATCACTTATTCGATTTGGAAAAATAATCGTTACGATAATTACATTATAATTTAATTTATCAACTAATTATATTATACAATGCAATTGATTATATGCACATTATTGATGTTGATATTTATGTATATTATAAGTTATAAATCACAAAATTTAGAACAATATAAGAACGAACATATTTATAAACAAAAATATTTAAATAATCCTAATGATATGTTAAAATATAAATATAAGCAAGATCAAATTAATACAGAAACAGACACATTTGTATCTGTTAGATCTGCACAATCAAACAAAATATCAAGTGAAAATATTAATGAGGGATCTTGTCGGAAAACTTTTATCCCAAGCATAAAAAAACTTTCAAAAAGATCATCAATGTTTAGACAGGCTAAAGAAAAAGATCTTGATGATAATGATATAAAAATTATAACACCAATATTTGATGAATCTGAAATAAAAAATATTGAAAAACAACGCAGACAAGCCGGTGGAAGAATTAAAATTAAAAAAACACAAAACAATAAATATGGATTGTACTCTAATAATTTATTTACATACGAACCAGCATTAAATATTCGTTCAAATGTCGATCCGAATGTTGATCAAACAATAAGTTCTAATATTCAAAACTATATAAATTTCGGTATAGAATCATTACAAGATAATCAAATAAATGATGATAATGATTTTAAAGTTAAAATAAATGACGTTCAAGGAAAAACAATTAAAGAAATATATGATGATATAACAAATGATCATAGACTCGAATTGCAACAAAATATGGATGATGTTGATGCTAATGATAATAGAAAAGATTTTATAATAGGTGAAAAATATGGTGCCACACGATTTGATACGTATTCTGTTGTCCCATTATAAATAAAAATTGCATATTTAAAGCAATGTTAAGTTAAATTTAGTAACCAACATAAACAATTAGCCCATGAACGACAAACATGCAGTAATAAACATGAATAATATTTTTGATGATGATTACACGATCGAACAAAGAGAGAGCACATATAAAATCAAGACAGTGAAACCAGAAAAATATAATGTTAAAAAATATATTCCATTTATTGAAAAATACAGACCGAGAAATTTTGATGATTTAATTTTACCGGTTACGATGTCATATAAAATAGAAAATATAATCAAATCTAAATCTAAAACAATGCCAAATTTAATAATAACTGGTCCGCCTGGAACTGGTAAAACGAGTACGATTTTATGTATCTCAAAAAAAATGTTTGGAAAAAATTATAAGGATATGATTTTAGAATTAAATGCATCTAATAATAGAACATTGGATTTTATTAATTCGACCGTCGCTAATTTTTGTAAACAAAAATCGTCGATTTCTGACCAAAATCAGAAATTAATCATATTCGACGAGGCTGATAATATAACGAATAAAGCACAAAATTTATTGGCGAATTTAATGGAAGAATACGCTCATAATACTTGTTTTGCATTTACTTGTAATGAATCGAGTAAAATAATTGAGTCAGTTCAAAGTAGATGTATCATATTACGATACTTACCAATGACAAATAATAATATAAGATCCAGACTTGAAAGTATTTGCAAAAAAGAAAATATTACATACGATGCAGAAGGAATTAATAAATTAATATTTATATCACAAGGTGACATACGACAAGCAATAAATAATATGGAAGCAACGTTTTATGGTTATAGTTCAGTTACTGAAGAAAATGTTAATAAACTTTGTTATCATCCGCACCCACAAATTATTAAAGAAATCATAAAAGAATGTATCGATATGAATATAATTAAAAGTATCAAACATATTCATGATCTTAAAAATAAAGGATATTGTAGCAATGATATTTTGTTAACATTGATAAATGTTCTCAGGGAATTAAATCTTAGAGAAGGAGACGAAGATATACGAATTAATTTTATCAAAATTATAGCTGATTGTTATATGAATGTGTCAGATGGTATTGATACGAATTTACAACTATATGGTTGTTTATCAAGAATGATTAAATATGTTTATGACACAATACCAGTTTAGTATTTAATCATCAATAAATGGATCCTCATTTTCTTCATCAACTTTTTTTTTACCTCTTGTTGGGGCAACAAATGAAGTTTCCAATTTTTTTATTGTATCAAGTTTATAACCATTATCTAATTCATAAAATTCACACGTATATTCATTATCAAGATAATATCTATATCTCGATCTTACTTTATCAGAAAAAGGTTTTATTTGGTCGACAGTATCAATAATTAATGGTTGGCATAAATTCTTACCTCTCATAATTCGTCCACATGTTTGTGTTATGTCACCTTTTAATGGTGATCCAAATATTAATGTATCTAATTCTGGTATATCCAAACCTTCAGCAGCCATATCGAATGTGCCCAAAATAATTTGTTTCTCACTTGAAATATCTAATTGTACTCTTTTCATCCCACCAACATAAAACCCCCAATTATCAGCAAAATCATCTATTTTACTTAATCGTTCGCCAATATCTTTTAAATGTTCACATCTTCCAGATAAAAATAATATCTTCCTATCTGGTTCCGAAATTAAAACATCTTTAATAATCTTAATCAAAAAATCATTTCTTTCACTGATCCCACATATTTCTGTGATCATTTTTGGTTCAATGTAACGTTTCAAATAATTATTATATATTGATTTGAAATTTTTGTGTACTATGTTATATGAATAAACTTGAACTCTAACTTTATTATTTGGCTCAAACTTACCTCTATACTTGATTGGACCTAAAAAATATTTAAATACTTTATCTAAATGATCCCTTCGTTCTGGTGTCGCAGATAATCCAAGATAAAATGGTGCTTGAACTTTAATTAATGATTTCGAAAAAACTCTCGCTCCTAAATGATGGCATTCGTCATATATCACTAATGGAAACGATTGAAATAATTCTCTATCATAATCTTTCATTGATACAGAATGCAACATAGCAACAACAATTTGTTTTCCCTGTATATCTATTTTATCCTGTTGTATTAGTCCGATCGTTGCATTTGAATATTGTGTTATTCGATCTCTCCATTGATTCAATAAAAACGTTTTATTGACAATAACAAGTGCTCTTAATTTAAGTTGTGTTATTAAATTTATTGCTAACACAGTTTTACCTTGTCCTGGTGGTATCGCTAAAACTGTGCCACCACATTGTTTTAATGATGTTGATGGCGATTTAATGTCATTACAATATTCAGATAAAATTGTATTCATGATTTCGTTTTGAATATCTCTTAAACGTCCATTAAATTGTATGTCAATTTTATCTATTTCGTTAATATTAAATTTTACATCATCTGGTATACCAAATTTTTCAATACCATAATAACGCGGGACTACGAATTTATCTCCTTTGGCTGTTTCCAAATATATATTAAATATCTCTGACTCTTCCCCCTTTTTTTTATATCTATCATCCGCTTCTGGTTCGATAGTTAAATCATTTTCTATCATATTTGATTGATCTTCTGTTAAATCAGATTTATTTATTATATATCCTTGCCTTGTCAATTTCGCTTTCTTTGAAATCATAGTTTGTATGTATAATAAAATTGGTTATCTATTTAAGTAAAAAAATTTCAATTATTTGATGCCAGTTTTATGCGTAAAACAAATTCAATTATTTTATCACATACACATTGAGTATCGAAAAAATAGATTTTAATTATAATGACAAAAATAGTTAAAATTTAATTCTAATAATATATTATAATAATGAATTTCAGTAACTATAGATGTGATAATTCGAAATGTTATGACGACTTAAATAATAAAATTTATGATAAAATAACTGGTGAATCATATGAAAAAGATTTCGAAGAACAATGTGAAAATTTTGATATTCGCCCAACTATAATACCCCACAAAGAAAGAATTATCGCAATCGGTGATGTTCATGGTGATATAAATAAATGTATTGATTGTTTAAAAATCGCTAACGTGATCGAAGAAGTAAATATTATTAATTTACTCCAATCTGGTGTTAAAATCAAAGAATATTTACATAATTTAACAATCAAAAATAATAAATCAATAAGATTAGATAAAACTGAAAACGAAAAAACATCATATGCTGACATCTCAGATACTACACAAAATCAATTTAATTTAGTGTATCGTTACTATAAAATTAATAATGAATACTATGTTAAAATTATACACAATACTAATATAAAATGGTTTAAATGGATCGGTGGCAATACTTATGTCGTCCAAGTAGGTGATCAAATCGATAGATGTCGATCTTATTTTGATAATGGATGTTTAAAAGAAGATGCAACTATCAATGATGAAGATTCTGATCTTGAAATAATGTTATTTTTAGATAGCTTGGGTAAATTAGCACGAAAATATGGTGGTGATGTTAATAGCTTACTAGGAAACCATGAGATAATGAATGTTAAAGGTGATATGCGTTACGTATCATACAAAGGACTGATCGGATACTCACCAGAACATGATATTAAAACTGGCATCAAAAATAGAACTAATGCATTTAAAACTATTATTGCAAAAAAAATGGCGTGTACGAGATTAACAGTTTTAGTTATTGGTGATTATATTTTTGTTCATGGTGGTATCGCACTAGATTTAGCATATAAATATAAATTAATTGATATTAATTCAATAATTCATAAATTTTTATTTGATCCCAGCAAAAGAAATGATGATATATATACATTATTAGAATCATCACGTTTTTCACCATTATGGTATCGTAAACTCGCATTCATTCCAAATGATGTTCAACATGGTAACCAATTAAATAAACATTGTAAAGATTATGATAAAACTATTAACCAATTAAATAAAACTAATAATTATCAAATATCATCAGAACCAACTATTAATATTAAAGGTATGGTAATTGGTCACACTCCATCGTTTACAGTTTTTCCGAATAGTAATGATATAACGAAAACATGTAATGATACATTATTTAAAATTGATGTTGGTATATCTGACGCATTTAATGATTTTTCAAATAATATAACTCGTAAACCACAAGTTCTTGAAATTTTAACAAATTTAAAAACAAAAGAATCAACACATAACATACTCAAATATTAGTTTAATTGCTAACAATTATTAACAATTAAATTTTATCTAGTTTTTTACTTCGCTTTGGGTACTTTTGGTGCAGCCTTTATTTTATCAAATTCAGCTTTGAATTTCGCTTTGTTGTCGTCGAAATGTTTCATTGCTTTCTTTGTTATTTCTTGGATCGGTGCATTTGGTGCAACTTTCATTATTTCATCCTTTACCATTTTAGCGATCTTAAATAATGCTGGTCCATATCCAGTTGTTCCTGAAATATGTTTAACAAGCTTTTGGAACTCTTGTAGTTTTTCTGGTAAAGCCCTTTTCGATCCCTTCTTTGATCCCTTCTTTGATCCCTTCTTGCGTCCACCCATTAAATCAATTTTAACGCGTTTTGATCCTTTCTTTGATCCTTTCTTTGATCCTTTCTTTGATCCTTTCTTTGATGTTTTGCGTGATACTTTCTTTGATCCTTTCTTTGATGTTTTCTTTGATACCTTCTTTGATGATTTACGAGATGTTCGTTTTGCACATTTCTTTTTTGCTCCACCGTCTTGACCCTCAAATAATTTTACATTAGATTGAAGAGCGTTTGTGAGGTTAATTGATAATGATTCTGCATCTGAATCACTTTCTAAGACATTGTTAGAACTGTTCATTATTTATGATATATATATATATGATTATATTTTTTATTATTTGTTTTAATTAAATAATAAATAATAAAAAATATAATGACGGATATAATTAAAATTATGTTCATTTATCAATTAAAATTAATAAGGAATTATTTAAGATGGCACATCAAAAAAATATATTTTTATAGTCATGTGTATACAAATAAATGTTTAAGTTTTCATATAATTAATCATATATGAAAAATAGCAAGTTAACAGTTATAATTCCAACTCGAATCATAATAATATTGACAAAAAATTAATATAATTGTGATAAGGATTTGATTAAGGTGAAACATCAGAAAAAACATATATTTTTTCTGTTAATTTATCGAAACGGGCGACTGTGGCGATGTATGCATCTAGTGAATTTATCGTTCTTATTATTTACATCATAATAACTATTTTGCATCATATAATAAATTTGTGATGATAAAATATAAAAACGATAAATTCACTAGATGCATACATCGCCAGTTATATAATTAGTTAACAATGTTTAAGTTCTAATATATTTGATTATATATGAAAAATCTATTAAATATAGCATGTTAGCAATTATAATTCCAACTCGAATCGCAATAATATTGATAAAAAATTGAAAAAAATAAATATTATATAATTTCATATAAATATAACATAATATATGCAATATAACGCAATAGATTTATTTTGTGGATGTGGTGGGATGTCAAAAGGATTAACAGATGCAGGTATAAATATTATAGCTGGTATTGATATTTGGGATAAAGCCATTGAAAATTATAGGCGTAATTTTCATCATCAAGGAATACAAGCTGATTTGACACAACTATCACCTCAACAATTCGATGATCAATATAATAAAAATCATGATAGAATTGATATTGTTGTTGGTTCACCACCTTGTCAATCATTTAGTATAGCTGGAAAACGTGATCCAGATGATTCAAGGTCAGGATTATTTAAAGAATTTGTTAAATATGTAGATTTTTATAACCCAAAATTAATTATGTTAGAAAATGTTGTTGGAATTTTATCTGCAAAGACAAATGATAATAAAAATGTTGTTGATTTGATTGTTGAACAATTATCAAAAAATCATAATTGTATTATATGCAAATTATGTGCATGTGATTTTGAAGTTCCACAAAATAGACGTAGAGTAATAATTTTTGGTATCCGCAAAGATATGAACAAACAATTGGTAATTCCAAATTTAGTTTCACACGAAAATCAAATACCAGTACAAAATATATTATTACCAGAAGATCAGGTTGATGCATCATACTTACTATCAGAAAAAGCTATACAAGGAATTAAAAATAAAAAGGCAAAGTCAAAAGAAAATAACAATGGATTTGGCGCACAATTTTTAAATTTAAATAAACCATCATATACTATTCCTGCAAGATATTGGAAAGATGGATATGATGCATTAGTCAAATATTCTGAAATTAAAATAAGACGTTTGACAATCTTGGAACTTAAACGAATTCAATCATTTCCAGATGATTACATTTTGATCGGCAGTAAGCGTGATGTAATAATGCAAATCGGTAACGCTGTTGCATGTCGTTTCGCCTACCATATGGGAAAATATTTAATTAGTGTTCTTCAATAATTAGTGATGACCAAAAATTATTTTTGTTACTTCTAAATTGGGAATAATTTCGTGTGTTTCCTTCATACATACCACTATCAAAATATATTGACCTTGTAATAATTCCATTTATAAACTGATCATAATTGAATGGCAAACCAAAATATATGTTTTTATAAACATCATCGACCTTTTCACATATAAAAAATCCTTCATTGTTAAATTTATTATTTATATGATGTTCCATCTTATCATGATCCCATAATGCAATTAATTTATTGTCAGTTTTAATAAATTCTGGTAATGTATTTTTATTTTCACGTGTATCATGTTCATATGAGTAGACAATATATATATCTTTATCTTCATTCACTAATAATATTTGACCACATTGATTATATTCACCAAATTTTGGAACACAAGAACCGGACCATGAATAGCGATTATTTTTTGATTCTTTTTTAGTCCCAAAATAATGAATATACTGATTTCTTGAAATATCAATATTCACAATATTATATTTATTAATTTTTGGTTTATTTTTCGAAAATAAATACTCAGTAGCACTAAAATCACCAAAAGTAATTTTTTTAGAATTTTTCTTCATTTCATATCCAAATATATCAGGAGCATTTTTATTATTATGTTTTATCCCCATCTGTGTCTCAAGCCAATGACCTTCACTACCGTCATGATGATTTACAATATTTATTGGTTTTCCTTTAACATTGTCGTCGAATAATTTTATAATTTTATTTTTATTATCCATTATTTGTTGATTGTATATCATAAACATATATCAAATAATTTAAATTTCAAATTTTATTGCGATAAAGAATTATGTAAGGTGAAACATCCGTAAAAATATATAAATTTATTGTTAATTTATTGGAACGGGCGACTGTTGCGATGTCAATGTTTAGGTTTTTATATATTTAGTTATGCATGAAAAATCTATTAAAAATAGCATCTTAGCAGTTATAATTCCTTATCGCAATTGTATTGTAAAAAAATTGATATTTCAATTCATTATAAACAATTTCATGATAACATAAATATACATTTATATGGGAGTACCTGGATTCGTAGCATGGCTATATCATAATCATAAAAAAACAAACTTCATTTTTAAACATCTTTTTAAATCAACAGCTATTCAAGAAATAACTGATCTCGAACAATTAGAATTAGATAATTATAGAGTTGAATCTGTTCAACATTTACTAATTGATGCTAATTGTTTGATACATCCACAAGCACATAAAATTTGTGTGGAAAATCCTAATCTAGTTGAATCGAATTTAGAATTACTTGAACTAAAAATAATTAAACAAATTATCGAATATATACAAACATTAATAGATCAAACTAAACCGACCAAATCAATTTATATTTCTGTTGATGGTGTCGCACCGATGGCAAAAATCAAACAACAACGTTTACGAAGATTTAAAACCGCATATGATCGCAAAATGATGGAAAATCTTGCGAAACGATATAATAAACCAGTTCAAAAAGAATGGAATAATTCAGCGATCACGCCAGGAACTATTTTTATGGACAAACTTATGAAAGCAATATTAATATGGGTTAAAAGCACAACATTTAACTGTAAAGTGATTTTCTCTTCATCATATACGCCAGGTGAAGGCGAACATAAACTTTTACAATATTTAAAAAATTCTGAAGTAAATGATGATGTAAATGTAATATATGGGTTGGATGCTGATTTATTATTTTTGTCATTAGCATCTGAGCGAAACAAATTATATCTTATGCGTGAAACTAGTCAAATGGAAATTGATGGTTCACATGTTGAAGGTGGTTTCAGTTACCTTTCAATTGAAATGTTAAAAAAAATTATTATCGAAGAAATGAATCAACGATTAACATCAGATAGAATGTGGGATAATAAATGTTTGGTTAATGATTTCATATTCTTATGTTATTTTTGTGGTAATGACTTTATCCCACATATCCCATCATTATCAATTAAACCACATAGTAAATATATACCTAATGGCATCGATACAGTCATTAATTCTTATACAGACGCAATGAAAATCGTCAATATATCCACTGAAAATACTAAATATTTAATCGAAATTTTCCTTGATGAACGCCAAGAAAAACATATTCACATCAATCTTGAATTATTTATCAAAATTTTAGAGACGATTTCAAATCAGGAAAAAGCTTACTATGAAGACTTTAATAAATATAAAAGATTTTTTAAAAATTTAGACTCTAAAGATCCATACGAATTAGAAAAATTTAATTATGATCAAAATGTCATCGAACGATATTACGATCCTATTCACTTAGGTGATCCACGTAGTACATTAATTGATTGGAAAAAAAAATATTATAAACATTATTATGGAAAAGACACAGATCCGGCTAATTTAGGAGATAACACATTAAATGTTATACTTGATGAATATATCAAGGGATTAGTTTGGACGATGTATTATTATTATGATAAATGTAAAGATTATGAATGGTGCTTCATGCATCATCATGGACCATTTATATCAGATCTAATGAATTATATTAAACGGTTCCCAGATAGAGTTAAAAAATATGAAGATTTGTATAGTATCGGTGGTGTTTGGTTCTATAATCAAATTAAACCACTTCAACAACTTATGTTAGTGTTACCACATGAAAGTAGTTATTTGGTCCCATCATCATATAGAACTCTTATGTTTGGTGTCAAATTAAAAGATTATTTCCCGAACAATATCACAGAAATACCAATTGATTATTTATATAAAAATATGGCATGGTTAAATGTTCCAATGATTCCGATCATTCCCGCTAGGACAATTTTAGCATTAACACAAAATGTTATATTAAAAGACGAGGCAGATCGAAATAAAACATATCCTGATTATGTTAAAGAAATTTAATAATTATTTATGAGTTAAAAAATATCAATTTTTTATTATACATAATATTATAGATGGAAAGCAAATTCGTTAATTTAAAAAAAGAATATAGAGACTTTATTGAAAATTTAGCTAAAGAAATAAGATTATTGGATATAAGTGAAAATTTATCAAAAAAGAAATGGGTAGATATATATAAATTATACCAAGACACATATAACTCAATTAATGTTGATACATCAAATATTAACGTCAATGATATAAATCATATTATTTTAAATTATAATAAAGAAAATTTAGATGTTAATGCCGTTAAAAATTTTATACGAGTTAAAAATCTATATATGATTCAACAAATAACACAATCAACATTATGGAAACCATTTATCACAAAATTACAAAATTCTATTAATATACAAGATATTACAGCAACTGAAATACAATTATTTGAGCTCATCGAGAAAGGAGTATATAGATTGTTAAAATCATCGATAGACCAATTTCGTGGTTGTTGGGAAATAGCAGAATTCAAAGATAATAAATTAAAAAAATTAGATATACTTGAACCAGAATATTTAGAATTTATAATTAATTATGTACGTCAGAAAATAAATATTAAATCTAATTCATCGTCTATAATAACGTAATAGACGCAATTTTTCATTTAATTTACCGTAAACGATATAACCTTAATATAAATACATAACAAGTTAAATTTTAATATATAATAAATTATCAAAGAGTATATAATATATAGATGAATAAAACTGATTCTGATAAACCTAAATCATCGAATGATATATCGAATGACATTAAACAATCTTCAAAAAATAATTTAAATGCTATTAGTGATCTAAAACATAATAAATTTGATGTGATACCTGATAGAATTAAATTTATTAAACTCTTGTTAGGTGATCATAAATTAAATTCTATGATCGATTTTGATATGTGTGATACTGAGCATGTTGAAAATAGGACAAATGGAAACGATATACGAAATATTTTGGCAAAAAAATATATGGATTTTAACAAGTTGATTTGTGATATTGGTGGTAAATTATTATATATCAAAAGTGGGACAACTGGTCACACATTCAAAGGAATTATATTAGATAATGATGGTGAAACCGAATTATTAAATTATGCTGTTAAAGTTGTCGCATATCCAATTCGAGAAAATTATGGTGATGTGAATGATGTTAATAGACCTGAAAATGCCGAATTAATGATGTTACGAGTGTTATCTAATTTTGTTGTTAATGGTCAGACACCACATATTGTGTTACCGATCGGAACATTTAATACGAGTATTAAAACATTTATAATTTTGGCAAAAAATAAAAATAAAGCAACTAAAATTGTTGACAATCCAAAATATGATCAATTTATTACACGTTATAGACAAGGTGAATATCATGAAGAAGTTAGTATATTAATTTCAGAATGGGCAAACGGTGGTGATTTGTTAGATTATATCAAAAATAATTATAAAGAAATGAAATTAAGAGATTGGCGTGTAATATTTTTTCAATTATTATCGGCACTGTGTGTTATCCAAGAAAAATATCCAGGATTCAGACATAATGATTTTAAGGCAAATAATATACTTGTACAACGAATCGATTCACGTAAAAAGTACAATGTTTTTAAATATAAAATAAATATAGGTGGTGTTAAACATGAGTATGTAATACCAAATATTGGAATTCAAGTTAAACTATGGGATTTTGATTTTGCGTGTATCCCCGGAATTGTTGAAAATAGTAAAGTAAAATCAGAATGGACTGATAAAATAAATGTTAAACCGGAGCAAAATAGATACTATGATATACATTATTTTTTTAACACATTAACAAAAAAAGGATTCTTTCCTGGTTTTTGGGATGCAAAAGAAATACCACGTTCAATTAAACAATTTATTAAAGATATTGTACCTGATAAATATAGTAAAATAGACCCAACAAATCAAAATATCGTTACAGATAGAGGAAGATTCCTTTTAAATATAGAACATACAACTCCTGCAAAAATATTAATTGAACATCCATTATTTAGTAAAATTCGCGTACCATCTGGTAACACAACACAGATCGAAAATAACCATAGCGATGTTGTCGAAGAATAAAATACACATACAAATACATAAAATTTTTATTTATTTATTTGTATCATTGATAACAATATATTTAGCAATATAAAATGAAATTATTGCACATAATCCCAATATAATAGGTAAATTAATAAAATCGTTCAGATCAGTGAATCCACTTTTAAGTTTATTATTAAAATATGTCATTGATTTAAAATTACCATCATCACCGCATAATATATCAGGTTTTTTGATTATTATTATCATCGAAAATATCATATATATCGTTAGACCATATATTATATGTTTTTTCATATAATGAACTATACAATATGTTAAGATAAATTATCAACTATAATTAAAAATTGAATATTTTTTCTTTTGTCAATTCCATATTATATTACATTAAATACTATTTTAAATGGAAGATACGATTTTGATACAATTAAATGAGCTCAAACAGTTGATCATTCAAATTAAATGTGATATTGGAAATATTAAAGATGCACAAATTGATATTTCAAATAGAATTGATAATTTAGAAAGTAGAATGAATGGACACGATCACGAAATTAGTGATCTTCAAGATATTCCATATAGAATTGATGATTTGGAAAATAAAGTTGATAGTCATTATACTGAATTAGAAGATGTTATTGGTGAAGTGAGTCATCTGCAATAATTTATATATTTCTCTTTTGAAGTTTACTATATCTTCCAGCCAAAAATCCCATGTTTTCAGATCCAATAACAATTAATTTAGATAAATATGCCCTGAATTTTTCTGGCTTATTTTTATCAAAAAATTGATCCTCAGGTAATACATCATATTGTTTCTCAAAAATAAATTCTGGCTGAATGTACAATATGTCAGGTGTCACTTTTTTACCCATCTTCTCAGAATCAGCATAATATAATTTAATTTTTAGATCAAAATTAATTCTACTTTGAACATCCGTTTCTTCATGTACTTCGTTTGATGTTCCAACGTATTCGATCTTTAACATTGGATTCGCAAATTTATTTATCATATTTACAACAGTATCTGATAATGTTTTGACTTTTTGTTTATCCGTTTTTTTGATTGTTATTGGACGTTCAGCATAATTAAATATTATTGGTTGTGATCCTTGATTCGTATATGATTCAACTTTATATAAAATATTTCTAAAAAATGAAAGTTTCGGGCTTGATATACTATTTAAATAATTAAAATAATTATCCTCTAACGGTGAACTAATTGGGTAATATATTGCTTGACTTTTTTTTGAATAATGTTGTTTTAATGGGCGATGATACGTGATAATATCTTTGTTACCAACATATTCCATGTCCCTCCATCCTTCAGTCACCTTAAATATTTTATCCATTATCTCATCATATTTTTTATTATTCTTGGCTAAATATAAAATAATTGACAATATCAAAATAAATATTATTTTAATCATACTTATAATATATCTTTACTAAGATTATTTTTTGATTTTATTTTTTATTAAATTCAACAGATTTTTCTAACAGTCCATCAATATGTCTCATAAAATGTTATACACTCAACTAAAATTGATAGCAATTCTGTAACATTCTTGGGATAATTTCGCTCGTATACTGCATCCGGCAATAAGTTTATGTGATGTATAGAGCTGAATCGGTTTCTTGTATAAAATATACATATAAATTATGATCATAATTTATATCTAACTTAACTTTAATAATCACCACTCACTCTATCTAATATAACAACATCTTCATCACCAAAATCTTCATTTGTTTCATCTTGATCCGCGTCTAATGCATCTAATTGTTCTTTATCTTGATCTTGTTTATCTTTGAATTGCTCTATTTCTTCTTCTGACATACCAGATGTATCAACCACTTCATCATGTACATCAGATACTTCAGCTTTACTAATTATATAATTATAGAATTTTTTAACATTGATATCAAAGAACGCATTCTCGAAATTATTAAGATCTCTAAATAATTGGAATATAATATTTATAATCATATATGCCAGATTAACTTTAGTATAATTATCATTATTTATATCTAATAACATTGTTAATTGTTCTATAATATAATGTATTACAACATCATCATTAGTTATAAATTTATTTAATATATCGACCGATAAATATTGTTGTTTATTTGGTAATGTCTTGACATTAATATTAGATGTAACATCAATTTTATGATAATATAAATTATCATTAATCATCATCCAATCCTTGAATATTCTTTCACCATCTTCATCATATGTATTAATTATTTTTATTTTGTTTTGATAATATTTCGCGATCGGGTTAACGTATGTGCCAGCAAAATTATTTTTAACTTGATAAATTATTTGTTGGATCGTTGACAATGAATTCTTTAAATTTTGTAACCTAATTCGCAATATATTATTAACAAATTCATTGATGTTGTCATTTTTAGGTGGGACAACATAGTTCATATATGTGAAACCTAAATATGTTATCTGATGTTTCAGTGAATAATGTACTTTGATATAACAATTCGAATTAAATATTTTTATGTAGTCTTTCGAACTTTCCTTATATCCAATTAAATATTTTTCGGTTGCTGAATAAAATACGCTAACTTGATTATTTGCATCATCATATTGATATACATCTTGTCCAAAGAATGTATCATTTTTTTTATATTTTATTTTTTGATCTTTTTCCGTAATAATTATTGATGATTTTTTATTTCCCCGATAGTCATGATCTAATTCGTATGCATCGTATCGCAAATAATAATTATTATTGTTAATATTTATATCATTACCAATTAATGATTCAATCTTACTTATAAATGCTTCAATTGTGTGTGATATCTCATCATTGAATTTTTTCACGATTTGTTCTAAATATTTTTCGTTTTTAATATTCTTCATTTCGATCTTTTCAAGTTTCTTATCAACTATTTTTTCAGTTTTCAAAATACTATTTATCCTGACGTCTTTAGATGATTTCGTTATTTTTTTTAACTCATCAATACTTAATTTTTTAGCATCATCTAAATTTATCGAAATATTACGTTTTATACCATCGGAATCATATAATGTAGCTATTTTTTGTAACGTTTCCATGAATAACCTATTTGATATTTCTTCTATTTTTTTCTCACCTAAAACATCTAACGACGTTTTATCATTGAGCTTATCATACATGAATTCGACAGATGGATATGTTGTAACTGGTGTCTTTGTACCTAGGACTGATTTTATGATGAAACTTCCGTCAGTATTATATGACACGAACGGTATCGGTTCTACCGTCGAAATATTATATTTAAGTTTTTTATCAATAGTTATCACAACTTTTTGCTTATTTTGTAGTTCTAATTTATCTAATACATCTTTTCCTGATGTATTGTTATAAACATTATTTAATTTATTAAAAAATTTAGTGGAAAACATATTGTATAAATAATTAGAACTTTCTTTAGTATTGACTTCAAGGATACTATTGAGTGCATCAACAAACGTGTGAATTGCAATTCTTTGTATCTGTGGGTTAATGTTATTCGGTTTAAATGTTATACCATCTGCATACCACATATTATATTTAGCATATACACCAGTAATATAATATATAATATAGCATAAAAGTTTATAATTTTTAATTGGTGCCACATCATTCTTATTTGACACACGAATATATAGATCATTAAATAAATTAAACCCGAATTTAGTAAATAAAAAGTAGTTAACAAGTTTATCAAATGATAAGAATATTATTTGTGATAAATTTATTTCATTGACCAACGTTATTAACATATATGTTATGATGTTATCAATCTTATATAACTTAAATTTATCGATTTCTTTTGATGAATATGTAAATATGTCGTTATCAAGTTTAAACAAAAAGAAATTTGTCATCGAACAACCATATTTTTTAATCGAATTTTCTAATCTCTCTTTTCTCGAGTTCGTATCTTTTGAAAATAATGTTTTGAATTGCATATCAATTATATCAATCATATTTTTAATAATTTCTTGTCGTCTGAACTTAACTTGTTGTCCTGCTCCCACAAAATATGCAATATTAGATGCATAACATACTTTTTCTAACATCTTATCAATATTTTTAATTGCTTTCGTATATTTAACATATTCTGGAATTGTTTCAAGTTCCATTTCAAGACCATATGACACAGCTATACTTTCAGATCCTGGAAATATTTCTGTTGTATATTTTCTTAAATCAACTAGTTGATAACAACTTTTACATACGAAATCACCATCATCATTTGGTGTCACATATATTTTAATAAAATTATAAAGTTCTTGATTGAACTTGTTAGGATTTGATTTTTTAAATCTCATTATATTATTCCACGTTATGATATGTTGACATGTATAGCCATCATACATATCTGAATCATCAACTTTATCAACAAATAATTCTTCTTTTGATATTCGGATAATATGCACAGCAATTTCTTCTAATATTACACTTGGTAGCACAATTAATTTAGACGTAACGCCAGGAATTTTATCTTCGTTCTCATCATATGAGTTCACACTCGCGGTAACCTTCATATAATGTATCAACTTCATTAATTCATCATATCTACGCGAATGTCTTGGTATCAAAACCAATTTATTTTCAAAATATTTAAGAATATCTCGTGCTTCCTTATAATTAATATTTGTTAACAAATTAATCTGATTTATCACAAGTGAGTATGTTAGGTCAGTCATTTCATCGTATACTTTTCCTAATAATATTTTTATGTAATCATCTCTCGATAATTGATTAATGTTATCGAATAGATCAAGTTTAATAACATCACTTTTTCGATCAAATAACCAATATAATATTTTGGAGTATCGTTTATCATCCGTAAATAATTTCCGTAATTTTTTTAATGTTACTTTAAATGCATTTTTATAAATTGAAGTCATATCAGTTGTATCTTTAGTTGCATGACACGCAATTAATGTTTGATTATATTTATTATAATCATTCGCATCTGCCAAATTAAATCTCGGAATTGCCACACCTAAAATATTAGATTTAGTTGTATTATTAATGACACGACTTTGTAATTCATAATTTCCAATGTTCGGGAATCTAGTGTCGTTCTTAAATTCAAAATTACAATATCTTATCGCTTCAATAGTTGTATCAGGTGAAAATGAAAAATAATCCCTGTTAGAAGATTTAAACTCAATATATGGATACAATCGAATTTGTTTTAAATCTTCATAAAATTCATTCGATTCTGTAACTGATTTTCCTTGCAATTCTAATTTTTTTAAAATATTAATTTCTTCGAGATCATTGATTATGATAGCTTTCCTGTATAACAAGGGCTGATAAAAGTTTTTTTCAATATCGGTTTTCAGTGTTGGATCAGACATCACTTTGGTTGAATAATAATCTTTAACTTTATTTATTTTCGTCACAATGTATCTAATTTTCGTATCACCTTTTTTTATAACTTTATCTTTCGGATCAATTTTCGAACCAACAGATTTATCATACATTTCTGTATCTTTATGGAATCTTAAAAATTCATCAGTAATTGGGATCAACACTTTATTTTTAAACATCTGATTAATTTTCGTATCAATGCTATAATCAGGTGCAATTTTGATTGATTCATAATCATTTATCATTTTAAAAATTTCTTCGGCTAAACCTTCTTTAACATCATTAATATCAAATAAACTTTCTATCATTGCATAATCAATTGTTTCATATCTTGAATCAACTATTTCAATATATTTAAAGTCAGCATTCGCCATTTCTTCGTTTTCTAATAATTTGAAAATCATTACTTTATCGTCTTTGATGTAAATTTCTCTGAATATAATAATTTTTAAAATATTATGTATCAAATCTTGTTTATTTCCGATTATGTTTTTTAATACTTCTTCATCAATTAATTTAATCGACTCGATTACATCAGTATAATCTTTATCATCATTTTTATTTGGATAATTATCTAAAACGATTTTGTAATCATTAATATATTTATAATATAAACTATATTGTGTTAGATATCTATTTTTAAAAAAATTTATTTTATGTTTATTACTAAGTTTATTTAACAGATCCATGATTTTATTCAAATCATCAAACACGCCAACATAAAAGAAAAAATATAACAGTACATAATCTGTAAATAAATTAATAACTTTATTATACTCATCTACATTTGTTATAATTTTCCCTACATTAGATTCTGTCGATTTATCTTTAACTAATTTATTAACTTTGCTTAAAACTTCATCAAAATGATTCAAAATAAAATCTTTTGTCTTTAGGTCTTTTTTGAATTGCTTATTTTCTAATATTTCTAGGTAGAATGAATCAATTATATTATTTACACATTCATCAATGGTGTTAATATATATATTTTGCGAACTCATGCCGTATTATAATATGTATATAGAATTATTTTTACATATCTTCGCGTTATGTTTTCATAATAAATGAATATATCGAAAAAATTGAAATCATCGTTAACACTACGGTCGCTACAGTCGCTACAATCTCTACAATCTCTACAGTCGCTTGATCCTAATTAATTATTATAACAAAAAAAATTGAAATCATCGTTTACACTCGATCCTAATTGATTATTATAATAGTTCACAAATGAACTATTATAATAAAAAAATTGAAATCATCGTTTACACTCGATCCTAATTGATTATTATAATAGTTCACAAATGAACTATTATAATAAAAAAATTGAAATTTTTATATTATATAAACATTTATATATTATTTCCTATATATTAAACATATATTATGGAACAAACGTCCATTACCAATGAAACAACGACTGTCGACACAATTACGACTATTACACCTATAACGACTACAGTTACAACTGATGGCAATCATAATTTATCAAGTATTATTGAAAATATGTTATTGGGTAATAAACCAAATATTACATTCCAAGATTTTATTGAACTTGTAAATTTTGAATCAGAATATTCTGTATGTTGGAAACCAATTAATGTTGGTGAAAAAGTGATTTTTATGTTTTCAACTGAATGGCATATTACGAATGAACTTCCGAAACAAAATGAGAAACAAAATTACATCACAAAATATTTTAATAGTTTAATTTTTGATGCGGAATTTAATGTACTCATGTATGCTGGACCAAAAGTATATGACTCAAATCGTGACAATATAAATATTCAAAAAGTTAAAGAATTTATTGGTGATAAACCAGTTAATATTTATGAGGCATATGAAGGAACAACGATTAATGTGTATCATTATGATGGTGAATGGAGATTCTCAACTAAACGAATGTTTAATATGAATGATTCACAATTTGGATCACAAAAAACACATGGAAGTATGTTCAACGAAGCAGTCAATATTGATGAACTCAAAACACATATGAAACCAGAATATTCATATCATTTCACATTGACTCATCCTGATAATTCGCATTTATTGAAAATCGAAAAACCGGCACTATATTTAATAGCAGTAAGAGAAAAAGGAACCGATAAAATTGTTGACAAATCGAAATATGAGGATTTGTTAACACTAAATGGTATCATGTTACCTATCCAATCATCGTACGAAACATTAGATACTGATCAAAATAACAAACAGGGTATTATTGTAAATTATGATGATTTTATATTTAGGATCTATAACCAAAATTATGGTAAAAATCTCGCATTAAATCCATTTTTTAATTCAAAACAAGAAGAATATTTTTATAAATATCAAAAAGATGGTTTTGTTGATGTTGAAAATTTGGCTGAAAAATCAAAAACGATTGCATCATTTAATTTTGTCGCTATTATGTTGCAAAGAACTTTATTACATTTCACTAAATTCGCTAAGTTCTTCAATCAACAAGAAAAAGAAAAGTATCCGACTTATAAATTCATTAAAATAAATGAAACAGATTTCGAAAAATTAAGTGGTCATAATGCGATTATTCGAAATATGTATAAACTACAACATTTACCATTTAAAGTAAAAACAATTACGGAAATAAGTTATGACCAAGTTAAACATCATCTCAAATATCATTGTTCACCACAAGACCTATATTCGATGTTTAAAACATTTAACACTGACGCTACAATATGTTTAATGATTGGATACAGAAGTGTTGGTGGTCAAACTGCAACAAATATTAGTGACTTCTCTAAATTGTAAAGACACAGGTAAAGACACAGCTTTAGCTGTGACTAGACTTACACGCAAACGCGTGCAAGACGTAGTCGCAGGTAAAGACACAGCTTTAGCTGTGACTAGACTTACACGCAAACGCGTGCAAGACGTAGTCGCAGGTAAAGACGCAGCATAATTTCATTTAATGTTATGATATTTTATATTTATAAAGTATCATAAAAAACATCTAATCACTTAACATTTCTAAGTGCTTCCTTATTTTCGCGAAAACATTTTTGGCATCATTAATTGATTCTTTAATGACAGTCACTATATCCGTCCCATCCGTTTTATACCCAATTGATAGTTTTTTAATAAGTGGATGATCAATTTTATATGCTGCATATAAAATTGCTGGATGGTCTTGAATAAATCTAGTCAATAGATTACCAAATGTATGTGATTCATTCTCTATTTCTATAACACCTTTGATATGATGTATTTCTAAAACATTTTCAGACGTTTCACGAGTTATAGAATCAGAATCAGTACTATCTTTCGTGTCATCATTTTGTTTATCTTCTAGATTATATTGATCACCAGTATTATCAATTTTATATTCTATAATTTTTGATGGTATTATATTTAAAAAATGATTTAATTTATCATCAATAATTGCACATGATCTTATCATTAATTCTTTTTCTGTTAATTGTTTTAGTGATTCGATATTGAACATATAATATTGTTTATCAGCTGTTGGCTCACCAAACACACAAACAGAATTTGGCATAAAATTAGGTCCATGTAATCCTATATTTAAAGTTGATGTAGCAGTACAAACGAAATCTTCTCCTGGCTTTAGCTTAATAATTAACAATGGTTTTTTGTATGGTGATTCAAATATTTTTGCGTTATAATAAAATTTAACAGATGGATGATCTGTCATGAGATTCAATATTTCATTTGAAGTATTGTGAGCATCAATACTCATTGTAAAATTCTGAGATTTTTCTGCTTTAATTGTATCTTCTTTCTGTTGGATAATAGTTAAATCTTCTATTTTTTTTTCGAACATAGATACATTCGCTTCATATTCTAATTCTGGTACTCTTTTAATGGTATCGAATTTATTTTCGATATTAAATATTGGCATTTGAGATATTCTAATTCGTACATAATCGTTATCAAATATACTATTATTTTTTGTTATAATTATATCATTTTTTTCATATGCGTATGTCGGTACTAATTCGATAATAACACGACGTATTGTATTTAAAACTATATTATTTATTCCACCCCCAACTAATGATAATATTAAATAATTATTATATGAATCATTAATCTTACTCTGTTCAATGATATCAATATGCATATCATCTACCATATCGTCAGGTTTCTTCTTTTCGGATGTCTTTTTTTTTGACATTAATATATTTATGTTACATATTTATATTTATATCTGTTTTGAATAATAGTATTTCAATTTTTTTTATTTAATGTGTTAGCGATAATGACTACTGACATAATAAAATTTATAGAATTTTCATGCGTAACTAAATATATAAAAACTTAAATATTGTTAACTAATTATTGGGTTGTTTAATTTTCGGTATACTAAAATAAAAATTGAAATTTAAAAATTTAAGGCATAAAGCAATAATATTACATATAAACTATATTAATATGTCTAATACAATTTGTGAATCATCGTCAAATGGCATTTGTTCAGTTTCCGACCCAATTTTTCGTAAAATTCAAGATAATAAATCACTTGAAGACGAATCATGTGATATGCTAATTGAATATTATAATCATCAGCTCGAAAGTTTAACATATCTATCAAAAGTTATCGAAGAATATAAAAATTCAACTGATACTTTGCGTCAATTTATATCTTCCAAGTGTAACATCGAAATTAATAATAATGAAGATGGTGACGGAGACGGAGATGTTATTCAAAAATCATCAAAAAAAATAATAACTAAACAAGACGAAGATGAAGTTGTTGAGAAAAAATCCACTAAAAAAAAAGAACCTAAAAAAGAAGAAAAACCAAAAGATGAACCAGAAGAAACGAAGGCAAAAATTAAAAAAACTACTGCGAAACGTGTAATAAAGAAAAAAGATGAAGAACCAAAAGAAGAACCAAAAGAAGAACCAAGAGAAGAACCAAAAGAAGAACCAAAAGAGGAACCAAAAGAGGAACCAAAAAAAGAAGATGAAGATGAGGAACTAAAAGAAGTGGAACCAAAAAAGAAAGATGATGCAACGTCAAAGAAACGTGTCGTTAAACCGAAAGTGACTAAAAAAACACAAAAAACTAATGAGACAAAAAACTAGATTGTGATATATGCGTCGTTGATGCAACAATAAAAATTAACGACGCTGACGACGATAAAAAAAATATTGATGATTTAATATATGATAAAATTTATAATGATAAAAAATATGATTCAATGTTTGACACGACAACAAGAAAACAAAATCAAATCATTAATGTACTTTTACAAAGTTGTAAAGATAATACACCTAAAAATAAACTTAATTTAACTTGAATCACAAAAAATAATATGAATTACATCTGTTTGGTAATCAACTAGCAGACGATTTTTATAAGAGTTGATAATTATAGTTTGATGTGCCAGCATATCAAACCATAATAAAAATTGAATATTTGATTTATTAGTTATTAGTATCATATATTATGATATTAATACATAATGATGGCATCACAATCATATATTTGGTTAGATGTTCCAAAAAATATCGTGGGAATAAAATATGATATTTTCGATGAGGTATCTCAACGATATTCGAAAATAGAACATATCATAAGTAATATTGACAAGGTTGTAATTGAATACAAATTAATTCTTAAAAATATTAAAGATGATAAACAAAAAAATGATAATGTAAATAAAAATGATATTATAAGTAAAAAAGATGATGATGAACAAAAAGATGATGATGATGAACAAAAAGATGATGATGAACAAAAAAATGATGATGAACAAAAAGATGATGATGAACAAAAAGATGATGATGATGAACAAAAAGATGATGATGAACAAATAGACGATGATGAAAGTAAAAATGATGTTGAAGATGTTGTAATTGAAAAAAAAATTGAACGATTGGTACCACCATATGTTGTACCATGTTCATTTTCTAAAATTGATGGCTGTCCAAAAAAAGCCAATGTGAATATTGATGGTAAATATTTATGTTGGCTTCATACATTCACGCAAAATTAATTTATCACTTATAACATTTTAATTATTGCCTCTAATTTCACTTTATCTTCTGGTTTGGTGTCTGGTTTGTTAATTATATTTTGAAACGCGGATTTAATAGTTTTAATTGATTCACTTGTTTCGATTTTTGTATCAACTCCACCATCCTGATCAATTTTACGTTTATAGTACGCTATTTTTTTTGAATAATGAATAAGTTTATCAGAGTCCATTGTAATATATATTTAATATTAGAATATTTTTATTCGTTTGTTTATTTATATGTCAATTATTGGAAAAAGAATTTATAATAAATTAAATCAATCCGTATCAACTAATTCAATCATTATAATGGATCACCAACTGGTTGCATATAATTTTTTGAAAATTAAAACTAACAAATCTATTATGTTGTACTATGGTCTAGGATCAGGAAAAACGATTAGTAGTTTATATGCATCCATTAAATTGGGTAAACCGACTATTATAATCGGTCCTAAATCATCTAAAAAAGCTTTTATGGATGATCTGTTAAAATTATCAAGTATATTGACTTTCAAAATTGATGATTTTCAATTTTACTCATATCAAAAAGTAATTAATGTGTTGGAAAATAACTTCGATCTATTCACTGATAAAATTATTATAATCGATGAAGCACATCATTTACGTAGCCAAACTAGACAAATGATGTTCATTATTAACAGTTTATCTCTCGCATATAAAATTATATTATTAAGTGGAACACCTGTTATAAATCATCCTGTTGATCTTTGTGTACTTGTTAATATTATCAAAAATAACGAAGTAATAACAACTGATAAATCATTATTTGATTTCTATTATGTTGAAAGTATTACGAATCAAACAGATTTATCATCATATGATGTTAAATTCAAAAATATTGATGAACTCAAACAAAAATTATCTAATGCTATATCCTATTATTCTCCCCCAGTTTTGACGAAAAATATTACAGTTAACGTCGAATATCCAAAAGTTATGTTATCGGTAGCACAATTAATTGAATACAAAAAATATATAGTTAGACTGATTCATCCAATAACAAAACACATTGTGCATCTTGAAACTGATATCAACGCTGATGATTTTAATATAGATTTTTTGACACTAGAAACGAAGAAAAAAAATGCATTTTTGACGGCAACGCGTCAATTATCAAACACAATAAATAATGATCATAATTCTCCAAAAATTAAAGAAGTAGTCGAACATATCGTCAAAGGTGATAAGCCAGTTGTTGTTTATTCTAATTTTTTGGCAAATGGTATATATCCAGTTTCTGTTGCACTGAATAAATATAACATATCATTCAAAATCATTAAAGGATCAACGACAGAAGAAAAAATGAATACAATAATTAATGAGTACAACGAAAGAAAATTTGATGTGTTACTCATTAGTTCAGCAGCATCTGAAAGTATCACATTATTAAATACTAGACAAATCCATATTTTGGAACCTCACTTTAATGAAGCAAAAATTAATCAAGTGATTGGTAGAGCTATTCGATATAAATCACATGATAAATTACCATTGAATCAACGAAAAATTCTTGTTTATCATTGGTGTAGCGTCTTTCCCGATATCATCAAATACAAAACAGCAGACGAATATTTAATTTGGTTAGGTCGAAAAAAACAAAATCTTATTGATAAATTCATTGATATCGTCAAAACTGTTAGCATTTGAACACATCTTTAAATATTTTTAAATTATCATATTTATCAAATCTCTTAACGATATATCCATTACAATTAAAATTTGCTAATATTGCAATATATATCACCTCAAATAATCCATCATATTCATTTATAACTTCTTTCATTATTTTAGCAACTGCATACGATGGATTTTTATATGCACCACATCCAAATGCACTTAACACAACAGCATCATGACCATATAAATAAGCCAATTGAAGTATCGTTCTAATTTTATTTTTACATCTTTACTTAAAATAATTTTATATTCCACAACACCAAAAACCAAAATATATGATTTTATATTATTGGTTCAATTAAATCTTTTGGATTGATACGTGATATGTCAAAATATTTATTATATTTGGTTATAAATGTGGACCATTTATAACGAACTAATTGGTTTGACATAATTTTCGTTTTCGTTTTGTATTTTGTGAGTTGATTACAGATCCATGATCCTAACATTTTTATTTCATTATTTTTATTGGTTGTTAATGGTTTTTTGTTATTTTCTATGATATATTTTTCAACATCGTTTAATGTATTTAACCATACTTCTTCATGTGACATAAAATATTGTTTATATTTATCATCATTAATAAAGTTGAACCATTTATTATGTATTTCTTGATCTGCCATAATTTGTGATTTCATATCATAATTTTTAATTTGAGTACTGATCCATTCACCCAATGTTTTTATTTCTTTATTTTTATCATGATGTGACGGTCTTTTATTATTTTCGTCAATATAATGTTTAACTTTATTGAATGTATCCGTCCATTCTTCATTATTGGTCACAAAATATATTTTATATTTATTATCATTAACAAAATCAAACCATTGATTAAATATATATTGATCCATCATAATGTTTGATTTTGTTTTGTAACTCTTTTGTTGTGTACAAATCCATGAACCTAATATTTTTATTTCTTTATTTTTATCACGTGTCGACGGTTTTACATGATATTTGTCCATATATTGTTTGATTTTATCTAATTTATATTCCCATTCTTCAATATTCGATCGAAAATACATATTATATTTATCGTCACAAATGAAGTTAGTCCATTTATCATAAATATTTTGATTTTTCATTATTTCATTTCGCGTTTTATAAATCGTTGACTGACGACTAATCCATTGACCTAATATTTTTATTTCTTTATTTTTATCATTTTTTGATGGGCGTTCATTATTTTTAATAATATATTGTTTAAGTTCGTTCAATTTATATGTCCATTCATCTTCATTCGATATAAAATATTGTTTATATTTATCATCATTAATAAAATTAAACCACGTATCAAATATATTTTGGTTTGACATAATATTTGATCTTAACTTATAATTTAATCGTTGTGTACCAATCCACTTTCCTAATATTTTTATTTCATTATTTACATCTCTATCAGACGGTCTTTTATTATTATCATCAATATATTGTTTGACTTTATTTAATTTTAACATCCAAATTTCCGGTCCATTAATAATTTTTCCAAGAGAATCGTATATTTCATCGTATTCAAATATGCATTTATCATCTTCTATATTTTCAATATCAATATTAATGTAACCACCTAATGTTCTATTCATGTATGATTTCATAATACGTTTATCATTTTTAGCTATAATTTTTAAGAATTTATCAATACTTTTAACATCTGAATTACCACAACATGGTAATATTACTTGAGCATATATTTTATCTGGATGTTTGCGTAGTGATCTACCAATAATTTGTATTGGTGTCGTTTTGTTACTTGGTAAATGCATAAATACAACTCCTTTCGTTATTGGTGCATCAAATCCTTCGATCAACACTCTAACATTTATTAAGAATGGAATTTCACCTTTTTTAAATTTATTGATAATAATATTACGTTCATTTCTCGTCGTATCGCAATCTATATATTTTGCGGAATCTTTTTGAATATTATTAAATATTTTACATATAGTTTTTCCTTCTTGTTGCGTATTACAATAAACAATCATATTTCGATAATTATTAATTAAATACTCACATATGTTTTTATTTGACGGATCTTCACTAAAAATCGGACACTTGATCGTATAATCACATAAATAACTTAAGTCAATCATATCTCTAATGTCTTTCTTATACATAACGAAATCATCTATTTCATCAATTGTTGCTGACAAGTAAACGTTATTATTATATTGTCTTAAATCACGTATTAATTTAATATATGTTTTGTTGTCTTTTATTTCATCTTCTAAAACGTCATTTGCTGGTTTATCAAATATAATATCTTCAATATTCATTACAACATAATCGTTTTCGTCATTTATATTTTTTTGTATAATATCATTGGCATCAATAACTTCATAAAGTTCATCTTCTTTAATATTTTTTTGTAAATCATCATTATTATCATTACCATTATCGTCATTTCTAATACCGTCAATATTGTTAATATCATCAACATCATCTTCCTCTCTATAAATTTCAGGCTTATAAATATGATGTGCTTCGTCTATAAATATTTTTTCATATTCTTCTGGATGTTTTATAACTAACCTAACACTATTATACACACAAATTGTAATATTTTTATCATTGGTTGTAACACGATTATCGCCAATTAATTGAACATCATCAGATAATTCTGGTTTATATTGATCGATGCAATCTTTTAACTGTTCCATAAGATAAATTATAGGAACTAATATAAGATATTTTTTATTCGGCAACAAACTATTAATTATAATCATATTTTTTCCTGTCCCAGTTGGCAACCAAATAATAGAATTTTTGTTATTTTTAATTACATCTATTGCTTCTAATTGATAATCATGTAAAATTATATTATTAATTGGATCAACATTATTTAATGGTGTATATTTTAAATTTTCACAATACGCTAATATCTCTTCAATATCAAAAGAAATATCAATAAAATGCTTAAATCTAAGTTTATCTGATAAATTTCTTGATAAGCCACAATCACTATTACGAGTAATAATTAATTTTTTCCATCTAACAATATGAACCCCATCAACAACAGTATTTTGACTAGCAAAAAAAGTCCCACATTCTCCCCATCGTAAATTATTTTTTCGTAACTTACATTGAACAATTGTATCAATCATATTACATAAATCTATTCCTGAATCATTTTGTGTCATTTGATTATCTTCTTTAAAAGTTGAATCTATATCATCATACATATAAAATTCTTGTTTATAAATATCAGTCAGTTTCAAACACGAATAATATTCGAATAATTTAGACAAATCTTTATTGATATCATTATTTGTTAAAGCATCTAATTTACCACTGCGTTTAAGTTCATTATAACGGAAGTATATATAATTTTTATATCTATCACGTAGCATAATATAATAGTATACACATAAATGTAATGTTAATAAATTAAAATTTCAATTTATTGACATCATACATTCGAATGATAAATTAAACGATATTATATATTTATTTCAATCACGATCAACTTATTTTTTTTTGCAGAATTAACTGCTTGCTTCGTTCCTTTGCTTTCACAACTAATGAATGCAATCAAATGTGATGCCATTTTAATCATTTCATTATTACGAATGGGACCAGCAGATAATCCATATTGTTTCCAATCAGCATTAAAAATTTTATGATCTATATTATTTTCTACGGCATATCGTAATGCTAACTTATCAGTTCCAAAACATTCACCAAATATCATCATTTCCAGTATTCCATTTTGTTTAATGAAATCATCGAGTGTGATCTTAAATTTATTATAATCATCAAATTTTCTATATCCAGATATCATGAGAATCATTTTTGTTTTGTATGTTTATATCTATATATTTATGTTTAAATGTATAAATTTCAAATTTTATTATATGCCACCCAATAAATTGAAATTTTAATTGCCAACGTGTTCATCAATTTATATTGTTACATAATATACTATATGACATCATTTCAATATTTTTCTGATATACATCTTGAGCAATTTACAAATTCAAATGATCCTGATCAATGTGATAGTTTGAAACCGATATTAAATTTAGATGATTTCAAAATAGTACCATTAGCACAATATCTAATAATCGCTGGTGACATTGGAAATCCATATGATGATAGTTATGTATCATTTTTAGGTAATATGTCGACAAAATTTAAAAAAGTATTTATTATTCCTGGTAATCATGAATACTATGTTAATATAAATAAAGATAAACATGATTGGATCAATAAAGTCGATACATACATCAAGGATATATGTGAAGATCATTTCGATAATGTTGTTATGTTACAAAATGAATCATATGACATTGAAAATACAAATATCACAATTTTTGGCACCACATTATGGAGTGTTATTGATCGAACGAAACCAATCGATAAAATTATGAATGATTATCTAAAAATTCCAAAATTTGATTACAACATGTCAGATAATTTACACAAAAAAGCAGTGAGTAAACTAAATGAAGAATTAAATAATAAACCAACACGTGATTTTATTGTTGTATCACATCATGTACCATCGTATAGTTTATATCATTATAATAAAACAGCATTAAGTGCATATGCGACCAATGTTACTATAGCAAGCAGTCCACAAATTAAAGCTTGGATTTTTGGGCATACTCATATTGGTTGTGTGTATGATAAATATTATTGTAATCCAATTGGTCACAGTGATGTCAAACGTAATTCGAATATAAATAAAATGTTTTCGATTTAATTTAACATATGGATAACGTCAAATGTTATAAAAATTGAAATCTAGTCTCATAAATTCGGCGTCATACGAACAACCCATGTAAAAATTAATGTTATTGCGATAAGGAATTATTAAAGATGAAACACTATGAAAAATATATCTATTTACTATTAATTTATTGAAGCGTGCGATGTTCGCATCTAGTGGATTTATCGTTTTTATTATTCGCATCATAATATCTATTTTGCGTCATATAATAAGTTTATGATGCAAATAATAAAAACGATAAATCCACTAGATGCGAACATCGCACGTTATATATTAATGTAACAATGTTTAAGTTTTCATATATTTAGTCATGTATGAAAATTCTATAAAATTTAGTATGTTAGTAGTCATAATTCCTTATCGCAATAATATTGTATAAAAATTGAAATAATATAACATTAATGTCTAAAATAAATAACAAATACACAATGTAGTGGAACTATGTGTTATGTTGATATTGTCGTCATATTATTATTACTTGCAATTGTTACTACTCAAATATACGTTAATTGTATTTATAGCTGTATCTAGAAATAAAAAATTGAAATCTAGCCTCATAAATTCGGCGTCATCCTAACTTATTATATGGGCAATTCGCATGCGAACTACCCATATAAAAATTGAAATCTAGCCTCATAAATTCGGCGTCATCCTAACTTATTATATGGGCAATTCGCATGCGAACTACCCATATAAAAATTGAAATCTAGCCTCATAAATTCGGCGTCATCCTAACTTATTA